GAAGGCGCACGCCGTGACGGTTCCCGCCGTGTAATCGACGACAAGCAGGTTGTGCTCGTTGTCATCCGGCGAGAATCCAAGCCCCCAGCCGGTTTCCTCATCGCGTCCGCCAGCGGTCACTTGATCCACAAGGATGCGGGTGAAGTAACTCCAGTCGCCTTTGCGTGGCATAGCCGCCTTGAGGGCGGATTGCAGCAGTGTAGGCAGCTCACTACCGCTCCAGTGCGAGTAGATGTAAAGGGCGGGTTTGTCGGACTCGATCTTGAGTTTGATGTTAGCTCTGTCTCCCATGGTGTTAGGTCGTTAGTTTGTTGATGTTGCGCTCGTGGTGAGCACGGACAGCATACAAGCAAGCCCGTATCGTGCAAATTGAATTTTGAGGAAATAGGCGGAATTGGTCACAAAAAGATCAGTGAGGCACCAAAAACGCGGCGTTTGACCAGAAAACACGCCTCAAAAGTATCATAGTAATTCCCGCTTGCCTCTTTCTGGCTCGGATGAACAGTGCCGAATGCCAGCATTGGAGAACCCGAAATATGAAGCATTTGCGCAGGACGTGGCCCTTAACGTGCCCGCTGCTCAGGCGTATCGCGCCCATGTTGCCAAAGACCCAAACGGGTCCGCGTTGTCGATTGATCCAAAGGCGTCCAAACTTGCCGGAGACAGCAAGGTAAAGGCAAGGATTGAGGAATTGCGGGGCAAGGTAGCGGCAGCGGCGGACAAGAAATTCGACCTCACGAAGGAGAAATGGCTTAACCGCCTTGTGACAATCGCTGACAAAGCCGAGAATGCGGAGGACTTTTCAGCCGCTCAGAACGCTCTCGACAAGGTGGGCAAAGCCTCCGCGTGGTATGCGCCGGAAGAGGTCAACGTCATGGTGGGCTATGAACCGCCCAAGAAGGCCATGGAGCGGCTACTTGGTAAGGGTGTGGACCTCGCGAGCATCCTAAAACTAGCAGGCGTCACGACCGCATGAGCGACAAAGCACAGCAAGAGGAAGTCGAGCGCATTCACATCGCGGCTGGAAGGCATTCGTTTCGCTACTGGTGGCAAGGATGCTGCCGAATCCCCCTGAAAAACGCTTTCGGCGAGGACGGAAACCTCGATTTCCCGGTGATGACGCCGCTCCAGGACAGGCTCGAAACCGCGCTGGAGCAGCAGCAGGCCGACAAGGTGCCGATGCGAACGCTGGCCGTGAAGGTCCGGCAGGATGGCTCCAGCCGCTACCACATGAACCGGGCCTACTGGATGGGCCGAAACTACCCTATCGAGGTCGCCATCATCGGGGATGACCTCAAGACAACGCCGCGCCTCCTGAACATGTGGGAAATTGCCCACAAAGAGGATAAGTTTGGGGATCACAGGTGGGGGAATAAAGTCTCGTGCGACGGCTTCCCGCGAAAATTCGGTCACGGAACACAGCTTTGGGAGGAAACAGCGAACGATCCCCGCGCAGGCCAGGGCGGAACGCCGCAGGTGCTCATCTCGTCGGAAACGGCGCACTACAAGAGCAAGGGGCAAAGCACAGGCGAGGCGGTATTCCAGTCCATCGCCAACTCGGTGCCGGACCTTCCGGGAACGTGGATCGCTCTTGAATCCACCGCGAACGGGAAGCAGGGCGTGTATTACAAGACCTACCAGAAGGCTGTCACACTGGCGCAATGGGTGAGCGGGTTACGCGGAAACGGTTACATCAAGTGCTTTGCGGCGTGGTTTGAGAACGCCGATTACGACGACACCAAGCGCATCACTCAACGCGAGGCCGGAATGATTCTCGACAGCCTGACAGAACGGGAAACGCGGCTGATTGAGAAGTATGGACCAGTCAAGATCACGCCGGGACGGTTGGCGTGGAGGCGACGGAAGCTCATCGAGCCGAATTTCAGCGGCGATGAAGACAAATTCGATCAAGAATACCCCTCTGACATGGACATCGCTTTCGTTTCGTCCGGCGTCCAGGTGTTCGACCCTGACGGCGTGGAGGCCCTGAAACGGCAGAGTGAGAACGATCTGCCGACAACGGGGCGCTTCCAAAATGGCATTTGGACAGAAACCAGTATCACCGAGGCCACGTTCAGGCTTTGGGAGCGCCCGATGGTGGGCAGAAGCTACCTCATCGCCGCCGACTTCATGGAGGGTGAGCAGTCCGCAGGCAAGAAAGAGCAGGACTGCCACGCCGTAGCGGTCTGGCGTGCTCCATTTGTGGACGAAAACGGGCGGCACCACAGGGCTAAGATGGTCTGCGCCATCCGCCCCGAGTGCCGCGTCAATATCGACATCCTCGCTGACTGGATCGGCGAGCTTTACCGCTGGTACGGCGAATGTCTCGTCGTGCCGGAGGTCAACAGCGCCTTCGGGATCATCGCCCTACTGGAAACCAAGGGCGTCCAGAACGTGTTTCAGCGCGAGCAGAGCATGGAAGAGCGCCGGGTGGGTGAGGGTAAGCAGGTCCGCAAACGTGGATTCCTGACCAACGAGCGAACCCGTGAGCAGATGATTTCCAACGCTCAGATGTATGTGCGTGAGCAGGAATTTGAAGCCCCGTGTCCGCGATTGGTTGAGGAATACGCCAATTTCATCACGCTCGCATCAGGCCGAAAAGAGGCCGCTGGCGGGTATCACGATGACTGGGTGATGATGAGCGTTATAGCCCTCTTGTGCATGCCAGCCGCTACCCGGATGACGCGAAACACGCCGGTTGTGATCCGCCAAGACGGCGTTTCCGGCGTAAACGACTTTTTCGCGGGCGGTTCACGCGGGATGTTTGACAACGGGAGCGGTAGAAGCATGTTGTCCTGAACACTGCTCAAACCTTCACCGCTGCTTTTTATGCCCATCCAAGGTCAATACGCCATGCCCGCCTATCAACCGGCCTCGTTTCAGCCCTACAACGACACGCGGCTAGCCCAATGGCAGGCCGGGTCCGCTGCAATGGCTGACACGCGCCGGAAAACGTCACTGGCCGCGATTGATGCCAGCATCGACGCCTCCGCCCAAGATGAGCTTGCCCGGCGCAACGAGGCTACAGCCATGCGCCAGAACCAAAACGCGATGCTGAACCGCGAAGGAACGCGAGCAGGTGGTGGTCGTTATCGTCGCCGTGGCCTGTTTTCGCCCGGTGGAAGCGGTCTGGATGCCGCGAACTCCAAAGCGCGAGTCGAAGCCCGCAAAAAGGCTGCCTACACCGCCTTCGATGCCGACGAGGCCAAAAAGCAGGAGATGGAAGCGAAGGCGGCCAATGCCTCCTTTGCCAACCGCGAGATTGGTTTCCGTAACGGTGTCCTCTACCTCTAATCACCATGCCACAGCCACGCCAACTCCAGCAATACCAGCGCCTCAACGCATTCGGAGAGCCGTTTCGCGGAAGCAAGATCGGCGGCGTGAAAGCCCGGCGTTACATGGGCGGACCTTCGCAGGGTCCACTCTCGGAGCGTCGTTACAACATGCGCGAAGAGGCTGAAAAAGAGGCAATTCGCCAAGATCGTGCCGAGCAGGAATCCGCAGCCGCACGCGGTATGGCCGCAGCGGGAGGTGGAGCGAGTCAATCGCAGCCATCCGCGCCAAAACGCCAAGGCCAACTCGTCCCAACCGCAGGAGGTGGCAGCAAATGGGCATCCGGCGCAGAGCTGGACGCTATGGACCGCGCTAAAGCTCAAGCTCGCAGGCAGGCCCGTAGGACAATGGATATGTCAGCCAAAAACGCCGCAAGTGTTGCCGCGTTTGGCACTGGCAAGCCTCCTGCTCCAATGAGTGCCGCCGAGGCTGCCGCCGCTGATCGGGCTAAAGCTCGTGCTCGCTATGAAGCCGAGAAATCTGGCAATGCGCCCGCCATGCCGGAGAAAAAGCCCGAAATGCGCAAGGAGGACGCGATGCCAGCCGCGACACACTCGTCACCCGTTCGCACTCCAACACCAAAGCCAAAACCAGCCAGCAAACCGGAGCCAAAGCTGGTCGCTCCGCATCTGCTTTTCACGGATCGAGCCAAGCCGGAGCCTACACCAGCGCCTAAAACGCGAGCGATTGATTCCTATGTGAGCAATCCAGCTAACCGTTCTGTGATGACCGGCAAAAGCCGCGCTCAAGAACTCGCCGAAGAAGCCGCAGACAAGCGGAAAAAAGATCGCGAAATGATGTTCAGGCCAAAGTACATGCCGAACAAGTCTCGCGGCTTCTAATCCTTCAACCGCCCGTGTGAGCGTCTAGTCACACAACCAGCGAGGCAGGCCAAGGCCGCTGCGATGGATCACGATCCCTTTCAGCCAGCATTACCACCATGCCCGTCACGTTTTCGCCCTCCGCTCTCTCCGAAGCCCGCCGCCGCCTCTACGGTGCCAATGCCGGACAATCCACGAGCCGAGCAACGCAGCTAGCCAGGATTGAGCGTGACGCCTACGAGCAGCAAGCCCGCGCCAACAAGGCCGCAGCGGATGCCGAGCAAAAAGCTATTGAGGATGCCGCCAAACAGGCCGATGATGAGCGCAAGCTGGCAAATGCCCAGCGAACCAATGAGCTATTGGCACAAGGTCGCCGCTACCACCTCGACCGCGTGACCGGCGAGCCAAGGCCGCTCCAGTCCGACGAGGAATTTGCAGCCGCGAAAGCCGAGAAGGGACGCAAACTCCAAGAAGCGGAGGCTAAAAAGAAGGAGGAAGCGCGGCAAAAGACTGAACTCGACAAGGTGACTGCCGATGAGGCCGTTTTGCGCGAGAACGAAAAGAGCATCCAGCGCAATCAACAGCGCGAGGAGTTGGAGCGCGAGGAAAAGCGCCGTAAACTCAAAGGCATTCAAGAGGAATACGAGAAGCGCCTCAAAGCCGCCGACGATTTGGAGTTGGACCTTACTCCCGAGCAGCGGCAAGCCACCGTTGGCACCATCGAAAACGTCAAGAAGCGCCTCGCTGACCTCGACACCGCGAAGTTTGAGAAGCAGAAGGAATCCCTCAAGTTCGACACCGCCCAAGATGAGCGCGAGGCCCTCCTGCGGAAGCGCGAAGCCGCTATCAAGCGCGGTGAAGCTCCAACGCCCTCGCCGGAGCCGCTGATTGCTGATCCGGTGGAGTTCGAGCAAAGCGCCGCACAGCACGAGCAGGAAGTTCAGCAGTTCAACGCCGAGCAGGCCCAACAGCAGGCCAAATTTGACGCACTGGAGGCCGAGAACGAGCGGTTGATGAGCCTTCCGCACAGCGCCGCCGACGTGAGTACAGATGGAAAATGGCATAAGGACGTGATTCCGCAAATCAATGCGCTCAACCAAGCGATGCAGAGTCGCAGCCCCGAATGGCAGGCCAAACAGCAGCGCATCCAGGAGCAGGCCAAGGTGCTCAACGAGAGCGCAACGGCCATAAACGCCCAAGCTAAGGCCGCCAACGAGCAGGCGAAAGCCGAGCAAGCCGCAGCCCGTGAAGCCGCCTATCAGGACTTTGAGAAGGTCGCGCCCGGCATGGGCAAGGAATATCAGGCCATCCTCGACGACAGCGATAAGCGGGCCGATGCGATTCGGACCAAGTATGCAGGCCGCGAAGATGCGCCCGAAGCCAAGGCCGCGTTCACGGCGCTGGAACAGGACATCACCGGCAAGCTGGACGGGCTGAACGCCAAAATCGAAACGACGCAGAAAGCAAAGTCTGACAATCTGGAAAAGCTCTGGAATCAGTTCGGCGCTGGCGACTTCGGCACGGCGACCATGCGTGATTGGGTAGCGGACAAGTCCACCGATCCCGAATATGACAAACTTGGAGGCGTTTCCTCCATGCCTGCAAACTTCAAGGCCAAGGTCAAAGAGATGGGACTTGATGAGAAAGAGGCCCGAAACTACATGGAGACTCGCCGTCAACTTGATTGGTCGAGTCCGTTGGACCCCGAGAAAGCCGAGAAGTCCGCCGAATTGACGCGGCCATTGCGCGAAAAGCTCGGCATTACGGATATGCTGGAGCCGGTTCGCAGGCTGCCAAACGGTGCCATCATTCCGAATCCTGTCCTTGGCGGTGACGAGGAGGCATTCAAGAAAGTCATCGAAGCCGCAGACGGCACGCCGGAACAAAAGGCCGAGGCAATGAAGCTCTGGCCGTCCTACCGTCGCCAATACGGCGAAGGCTTGCTTACCGCCTTTGCGAAACAATCAGCTTTTGGAACTGATTTCAACGAATGGCGCGACCATTTGATTGAGGAGGACCAAAAGGTAGGCGGCAAGAACGGATTCGCCGCCATGGATGCCGTGGATCAAGCCTTGATGTATCAGGAGCAAATGAAGGGGCGTTCGTTCTTCCGCCGATGGGCTGATTTGATCGCCTCCAACGTCACGGCAGGCTTCATGGATGTCACGCAGGCAGTTCTCGGCACGACTGCGGCTTTGACGGGCAACATTCCTGTGGCTGGAGAAGGTTGGTCTAAATTGGCGGCAGCAAACGCCGAAAACGCGGCCTCACTGGTCAACACCCAAGAGCAACTCTCCAACACGGGCTTGGCCGGCAGCATTGCGGGCACGATTGCCCGCATGGCTCCCGGTGTCGCTGCCACGGTCGCCACTGGTTCCATGGCAGGTGGCATGATCTTTGGCGGGGCGCAAACGGCAGGCTCGCTCTACGGTGAGGCTTACAACACCCTTCGCAACGAGGGTAAAAGCCACATGGAAGCATGGAAAGCCTCTGCGCCTGCATCGCTCGCAGCCGGAGCCATGACGGCGGGACTTACAAAGCTCTTCCCCGGTGGTGTCACGGCTCTTGCCAACAATCCCGAGGCCCGCGCTTCGGTCCGCGCCATGGTGGCCGGTTTTATGTCCAGCGGGAAAGCTATCACCAAAGGTGCGCTTGATGAAATCCCCGAAGAGGTCATTGACGAGGCCATGTCGCAGCTCGCACAGGGCTACGCGGAAGGGCGAAATCCTGATGATGTAGTGCGCGATTTTATCACCGGCTTGCCTGAGCTTGTCGTTGCCTCTGGCCTCATGGGTGGCGGTATGCAAGCCTTGAAGGACAGGATGGATCGCCGTGCAGGTGGTTTGCCTCCAGACATTGCGCCGGAAGCTCCCGAAGCTCCCGAAGCTACAAATCCCTACGCCGGACCACTTCCCGAAGAAAGGGCTGCCGTTCAGGCTGCGATTGCGGCTTTCAACCCTACGGCTCCTGAGTCCATCCAAGCGATGCCTGCCGTGATTCGCACCGTGCCGAAAGGCCAAGAGAGCGGAATCAACGCCAAAGCTCGCGCTGCCATGGATGCAGTGGCCGGTATTGCATCCGGCGAAATCACCGATTCTGCATCCCTCACAGAGACGCAGATGCGCGCACTTGGTGTCAAGCTCGACAAAAACCGCAAACTTGTTCCTGCCGGTGGTGCAAATTCGCCCGCGCCGCTCATCTATACCCGCACAAACAAGGCCGGAGTCGATCAAATCATTATCACGGATGAGGCCCGCGACTGGCTCAAGGGCGCGTTGCCTGACCTCACCATCGGGCAGTCCGAAGCCGAGCGAATCCAGGCGATCAATAGGCCGAAACCAAAGCCTAAGCCCAAACAAGAGATGTCTGGCACCCGCCTTCGCAAGCTCGCGCAAAATCGCCAGAACGAACTAACGTGGAAGAGAGATGGAAAAGCTGGAGATGCTAAAACGATTGCCACTATCTCACGCCAATTGTCCAAAGATGAAGAGGCCGAGCTTGAATTTTTGGACAAGCATCTCGCAGACAACAATACTCAAGCGATTGCAGACAAATATGGGGTAAAACTCAAGTCTGCCACAACCATCATTTCCGAGCCAGAAGCCGCCGCCACGCCAGCAGCAACGCCAGCCGATCCATCGGAAATTCATCGGAAGCGTAATGCTGAAAGAAAATCCTATATTGTAAGAGATGCTGATGGGGATATAGACCGCCAAGCAACAAAAGAAAAAAGAGAAGCCGCTGCAAAAGCCGCTGGGATGACCCGCGATGCTTGGGAAGACATGCAGGCTGCGCTCAACGTAAAGGCTAATGAAGATTTCTTCAAAGCTCTAAACAAAGGCGATACCGTAGAATGGGTAGATGGCAATGGCAACGCTCGCACGGGCCGAGTTGAGATTCAGCTAGATGGATCAAAGGTGGTGAGAGACACCACTGAAGGTAATGTCGCACAGGATTACTTATACACAAATCTATCTGGTGAGTTCTCCATGCACGCAGACTCCTTGAAAGTCACGCCAAAGCAAGCCAAACAACCCGCTCCCGCGCCTGAAACCGCCCCCAAAGTGCAGTCGGGTCCATCCGCATCGGAGGGGGCGGTGGAAGGCGCTTCACCAGACCGGCAAGCCAAGGTTGCACCGACGCCGGGAGCCGCTAAAGCAGTAGCTACTCGCCCCGCACTTGGCAAAGCCCCCCCATTGCAGCGGAAGGCCATCGGGAAAGGCATGAAGGGCGGTTCATCCTATGCCGAATTTGCCACTGTGGACGATGCCGACGCTTTCGCCTACGCGGCCAAGCTCAAGGCCATGCAGGCCAAAAACGTCAGCCCTGCCAAGGTGAAGGAGCTAGGCGAGGCTGCAAAAGGCATCATTACCCGCATCTCCAAACGTCTCGGCATCTCTGAGCAGGAAGCCCGCCCCGTGCTCTCGGCCTACAACGTCGCTGTCCGCACCCAAGCTAAGGCCATCCGCGAGGGCGAATCCTTCTATGCCCCAACGCTGGCGGAGTTCATGGCTGGTAATGAAAACCGACCAAAAGCCGCCCAAAGTAACGAAAAACCAGCAGCGGTAACGATTCCCTCGCAAACCGACACGAAAGCCGACATTCCAGCCGCCAAAACCGCCCCGACAGCAGGGGAAACGGTTATCAATCCAGGCGACACGGTTACATCCGACGTTTACAAGAGCGAGGGGGAAATTGAGATTATTGGGCCGGAGCAACCAGCGAACAAGGATCACATGTCGCCATGGCACAAGGCCCGCACCAAAGGAGGGCGCACATTTGAGATTGAAACGCGCTTCATCAATGGTCACAAGCCAGCCAAAGCGGCACCTGCGGAAGTGGACACGGGACTTAAAACGCCGGAGCAGTGGTCTAAAGAAAAGGATGTCATTATTCTTTCAGCCGATGGCTGGAGATCAACATACAAACTAAGCGCGAAAGATTTCAATGAGCCAATTTCCGAACAGGAATATCTCGACCGCCTTAGTGTTTCTACAATTAAGCCTCTCAAAGCAGGTATTGATTCACTTTTTCCGTCTCCTGAAATCTCCACTGACTACAAGACCACCGAGCGACCAACTCCAGAATACACCATCCGCCAAGAAACCGGCGATGCGTTAATTCAGGAAGCGGAAAAGCAATTCAACGCCTACATCAAAAAGCAGAAAGGACCACGAAAAGCCCGCGCTGAGAAAGTGCGGACCATTATTTTAAAGGCGATTCGGAAGTACAACGGGCACCTACCGATTCGACTCATGGACGGTAATATGGACATGGCTTTTGATAGGGGTGCCATCCTCATCAATCCAACAGAGGCCATTAACCGCGCTGTATCAGACGCGGCAGGTGATACGGACGCCGAGAAGGAAAGCCACGCCGTCCTTACTGCTCGCGACCTGTTTTATCACGAGTTTATTCACCGCTACGTCTCAACGATGATTGGCGACGCCCGCGTGATGGACGTTTGGGAACGCCTACCGGAAGCCAGCAAAGCCGCTGCCGAGCGTGCTTACAGCCTGCGAGTCGAGGCCCGCACGGGTGAAGCCTTCCGCCTTAGCCCTCGCACGGGGGGGCACGAGTATTACCGCATGATGGTCGAGCTTACTCTTGAGGGCCGCATGACCGAAGTCACGATTGGAAAAGGACTTGCGGAAAAATGGCAGAAGATTCTCAACGATATTCTCGCATTCCTGCGAGACTTGGAACGGCAGTTTGCCGGAATCCCCAACGAGTCCGCCCGCAAGCAGCTCATTTCCGACGTTCAGGGCGACATCAAGCTCGTCACCGACGCCATCAAGGCCGCTAAAAGCATCAGCCCCGACGCCGAGCCTGCGCAGGCCACGAACGCCGGGGCTGGGAGCACTTCCGGTAAGCCGGTTGAAGGGTCGTCAACAACCGTTGCGAATCCAGTTTCTATCAATACTGAGAAAGAGTCAAGTGGCAATGATGCGGCAGGCTGGACTGTCGGTGATGCGGCTACGGACGCGAATGGTAATCAATTCATCGTCATTTCGCCGCCAAACTCGCAAGGGTTCATGCAGGTGATGACCGAAGGCGGTAGCACAATGCCAACAAACGCCAAAACGATGACGAAAGGTGAGGCGACCGTTGAGGCTCAAGAGAAGGCTCTGGCTCAAATGGTGGCAGATCACAACGCCCGCGCTGCCAAGTTCTTCTTCAAGAACGGTAAGCCTCGCGCTGGAACGCCGCCAGAAATGACCGAATCCATGCAGGCAGCGGGCAAGCGCCTAGAAGCGTGGCAAAAGCGTCTCACCTTCCTCAAGACGCCCGCCGTGTGGCGTGGCAAGACTCGAAACGGGACTCCTATGCTTGTGCTCTACCGCACAGGAGGCGGCAATTTTGACGTTCAAATCGGGCCAGACAAGACCAGCATGGAGCCTGCGCAGGTCGCAAAGGTTTCGGGCATGACCAGGGCCGAGGTGGACGCTCTGCCAAATGACTCAACTCCGCCCAAGAAGCGGGAACGCACCGACCTTGACAGCCCAACCGTCAAGATTGGCGACATCATCATAGACAGCCAGGGCAGCATGGGGCCAGTCATCTCGTTTGAGGGTGAAACGCCAGTCATGGGCATGGAAGGCGAGAACGAAGGCGATGTTGAGCCGCAAGCCGCCGTTGGAGGGTGGAAACTGGAGTCGCCTGCCCCCGAAGTCGCCAAACCGACAGCAGAAGCGCCAAAAGCGCAGGAAATGGACGAAGGCGATGCTGCCCTTGGTGAAGCATTTGCTGGCCTGTTCGCATCTCCGACCGTAAAGCCATTGGCTCAGTCTGACCTGCCCAAGGATCGACGCGATGCCATGATGAAGGCTGCGAGCACCTTGATTGATCTCGGACTTCGCAAGCCGGAAGAACTGGCGCAACGGCTCGACAAACTTGCTCCGAATGGCGCACTCCGGCAGTACACCAGAGCTTTCTGGCGCTTGATGTCTGGCTTTGACTCGACGCTTGAAGAAAACCCGCACTGGCCCACGATCTACGGGGAGCTTGACCAAGTTTCATCTCGTCCACCAAGCGTGGAAGGAGTAATCGGGGCCGTCCCTGAACAGGGGGCGGCTCCAGCTTCCGGCCTCATCTCCGACGAGGAAAGCGCACGACTTGACGCCTTGACGGTCAACAACAAAGATCGTCTCGATAAACTGAGCGCCAATCAGCTTTCACAGCTCAACAAGGAACTCTTGCGCCAACCGTCATCGGCAAAGATTGACGCTATTCTTGCGACGGAGCACCCCGACGACATTAAGGCTGCGCTGGATGTAGTTACCAAATCGAAAGCCGACACGCCCGCAACCGCAGAAGCGAAGGTTGAAGAACAGGTCCAAGTTGTCGCCGCCACAGAAGGCCAGCGTGACGCCAAGGAGATCAAGAAGGAGATCGCCGAGAAACTGGATGCCGCCATTGCTGCCGCGCTCGAAAACGAGTCTCCGCGTGCAAAAGAACTGCGCACTGAGATCAAAGGGCTGGAAATTGCCAAGAAGGAAACGACTAGCGCCGCATCATCCCGCAATCTCACCAAGCAGATTGGCCGACTCCAAAAGGAACTGGATCGCGAAACCGCCGTTGGCACGAAGTCTCTCACGAAAGGCGAGATCGACGGCAGTATTATCACCATCCAAATTCCAGGAGACGGCACGTTTAAGGTGTGGAACACAGCCGAAAACTTGCGCAACATCCGCCGCCGCGTCTCCTTGATCGAAACAGATGTGAAACCTGATGCGCCACAGCGCAGCGAGCAGGACAACCGCAAACAGGATGCTATCAATCTTGCCGATGGTGCCAGTGAGCGTTTCGGCGGGCCGCTGGCTGCTATTGAGTGGCTGAAAGAACAGATGTCAGACTCTACCGATTCCGTGAAGGAGTGGTATCAATCCGCCATCGACATTCTCAGCAAGCGCAAAGGCGACATTGCACGGGAGGAAGCCGAGCAATCGACGCCTGAGAGCGAATCCACTTCAACCGCAGGCGTTGACGAGTCGGCACTAAACACGCCAATGATGAAGCAATGGCGCACTTTGCGCGAACCTTTGGACGCCAACACGGTGTTGCTTGTTCGTCTTGGCGATTTCTACGAGGCATTCGGTAATGACGCCAAAGTTCTCAGCGAGTTTGCCAAAGTCGCACTCACGAAGCGTAACGGCATCCCGATGGCAGGCATTCCACATCACTCAGCTACGAGCTACATTCAAAAGCTCGTTAGCGCTGGGAAGCGTGTGGCGATTGCTGAACAGGTGGGTGATGCAAAACCCGGCGTGCCGACAGAGCGCGAGGTTACGAGTATCACGCCGGAGACTAAAGCTGAACCTGCCACGGTTGCCGACACAGAAATCATTCCGCCTACATCAGCGCAATCAACGATGATGGAAACGCTTGAAGCGGCAGTAGCAAAAGAACGCGCCAAGACAGGCGATTTCAATCGTGCGGTCTATTTCCATCGTTTGAACGGTGATCCATCCGTCTATGTGGAAAAGCGGAACTCCACAAATCAAACCGCCGACCGCGACTCACTGGCCTTAGCCAGAATGGACACCGAAGGCAAGACCTCCATCATGCCGCGAGACGAAGGGCGGCAGGTCATGGCGAAAATCGTTGAGGAGACAGCCAGTCGAGATGCCGCCGAAAACGCCAGATCGAAGGCCGCCGCCGATAAATACAGGCAGTCCGAATATGCCCGCACCTATCGCACATCGCCAAGCGGCATCATTGTCACGCGCAATTCTGACGGCGAGTGGATCGAGCGGGGAACAGATAGAAAACTTGGCCGCAAGAAGGGCGATGATTCTATTCTGTCCACTTTGTCAGGGCCAAACTTGGCATTATTTGAGGTTGTGATGGAAAAGTCTGGAGGGGGAATTTATTGGCGTGGAGTCAATGAGGCCGCAGAACCAGAAAGCCGCGAGGAAAAGCCTTCCGATGTTCAACAGGAGTTCATGGACAGCATCAAAAAGGACTTCACGGAGTTCTCGGCCACGTTTAGGACATCAACAGGCAATGTGTTTGACGTTATAGCGACCAAACGGACGACAAACTCGCAACTCACAAATCGACTGGCTGGAATGTTCTCGAAACTCGGCAAGTCCGATGAAGTTACTGAACAGGCGCGGTCGTTTGTGGATGAGTGGAACCGCTGGCACAGCATTACCGGCAACGTGTCAGGCCGCGAGGTAATGGTGCGCAATGCAAAGGATTTGGCAAAAAGCCTGCCTTCCGCCGAAAGCCGCAAGGTGGCACCCATCCAAGCCACCCCTGCCGCCCCCAAAGTCTCCATTCCAGACCTCCACGCCGCTTTCGTGACCGCCAAACGCCAGCAAGGCGACACGCCACGAGTCAGCGCCGTCTATGCTGCCGCGAAGTCGAAGAATCCAGACCTGACACGCCAAGAGTTCATGCAGGCGGTTCAAAGCGGCGTCTATGCGCCCCTTGTGACGATCCAAGACGGCAAAATGACCCTCGCGCCTATCACGGACGCGGAAATCATGGATGCTGCCGAAAATGCTACCGAGACGCCGGAAACGATCTTAGAAGAGTGGGCCGCGACTAAGGAGCCGTTGCAATCTTCACCGGGCGGTCTTTCTGAGGCGGAGGTGCCGATTTACGAGAATCCAAAGTTCTTAGCTGCCCAAGAAGCAGAAGACACCAAAGAGCAAAACCGTATTGCCGCCGGTTACTTCCGCAATTTCCTTGATCGCGTTAAGAGTCGCGGCTGGCAGCGTGGCGACACCTATCATTCTGCATTCAGTCGTGCCAAAATTATCAAGACAGGACGCAGCCGCATCTCCAATTCGACCTATTTCACAGTTTTGGCAGAACCTACGGAACAAGGGCCAAACGCTGAGGTGTGGGCAGATCGGGAAGGGTTGTCTTGGGACCGTGATGAAGACACTGGCAAACTAACCGTGACTTTTGATGTTCGCGTTTCTGATCACGAAGCCACCGACTCCGCCGCTACGCACGCCGACATCGAGTTTGATGTGGAGAAGATAAATTCAGGCGATGTTTCATGGCTTGATCTATCGGACACGTTCTTTCCAGAACTCAATGAACTGGTCGAGGAGAAGTATTTTGGCAACCCTGAATCCTCCCGCGCCGATGGCGTAGAGGAGCCGTTGCAGGCCAGCCCAACTGTCCGAAATGAACCCTTCTACTCCAAACTGGCGCAAGTTATCGAGCAAAAGATGCCAAATCGCGCCGACGTGGCGACGATCAAGGGCCTCATCACCAATCCGCAGACCGGCATCAAGGCCGAGGAACTGAAATGGAGCGGGATTCTGCCGTGGATTGAGGCGCAGGCGTCACCGATCACCAAGCAGGCTGTGCTGGAATATCTGGCGACGGATGGCGCGGTGAGGCTGGAGGAGGTGCGGATGGGGGGAAAGCTAGGAAATCGGTATGACCCTGAACTTGTTCGTCAAATTAACGAAGTGACGCGTCAAATGCGAATCTACCGAGAAGACGCAGCCAATGTTTATGGAGAAGATCGCAGTAAATGGCCTACCGAAGTCCGCAACGGACCAGAAATCACCCGTTTGAAAAACGAGCATGAACGGTTGATCCGCATGCGTGACGACAAAGCCGAAGTTACGGACACCAAATTCTCCCAACACCAACTCTCAGGCGGCGAGAACTACCGCGAGGTGGTGCTGGCGATGCCGATAGCGAGGCGTGGGATGTCGGATGCGGCAGCCGCTTATTACGAAACCTTTGTTCGCCGAGGAGGTGAACCCAAATGGGCCGATTTGTCGGAAGCGCAGCGCCTCCAAATCATCACGGAAACGCCTGCTGAAGCCTACAACGAACCACCTGAATACACCTCCAGCCACTTCCCCGACGTGCCGAACTACGTCGCCCACATGCGGGTGAACGACCGCACGGACGCCGAGGGCCAGGCCGGGACGTTCATCGAGGAAATCCAGAGCGACCGCCATCAGGCAGGGCGGAAGAAGGGGTATCAGGGCGAAGTTGATTATAATGATACTTTCGAGATTAAATATGAGCCATCCAACAATCAATTTATTGGCGATTGGGTAGTTATTAGAAAATCAACGGGCAAGCCAATTTCTACTCAAAACACGGAAAACGAGGCTATTGAATATGCTAAAGATTGGGCGTCCAAATTGGACAACATTGCGAATGCTCGAATCCCTGACGCCCCATTCCGCACCACCTGGCCGCTCCAGATGTTCAAGCGTGCCCTCGCGGACGCGGTGGCCGCTGGCAAGCAGTGGATCGGCTGGACGACGGGCGAGACGCAGGCAGAGCGGTTTGACCTCAGTAAGCAGGTTGATTCTCTCAATATCCGCAAGCAACAAGACGGGCTATGGTCGGTAATCGGGATTAAGGGCGGCTCCGAAACTGTTTCACAAGCTGGATTATCTGACTCCAAGCTAGCAGACACCGTGGGCAAGGAGTTAGCAGAGAAGGCCATCGCGGATATGCCAGGAATGGGATACCGCGTCTATTCTGGCGACGAATTGAAAGTCGGCGGCCAAGGCATGAAGGGCTTCTACGATACCATCCTGCCGAAAGAAATTGGCAAGTATGTGAAGCAGTGGGGCGCGGGCGTGGTGAATGGTGAGATTGAGGATTTAGAAAGCCTGAAAAAATACGTCAGTAGTTATTCGGCATGGCTTGAATACGTCGATCCCGACGCGCTAACTTCACGCGATGAATTTTACGCAATGAGCGAAGCGGACAAGCTAGCTGCAATTCCTCGCGATGGTGATTTTAAAACCACCCCCATCTGGCGCGTGGACATCACGCCGCAAATGCGGACTAGCGTTGATGCAGGACAGGCGCTTTTTGCCACTCCGACCGTCAAAGAGGGCGACACTGGCAAGAAACCACGCCGCAACGTCGCCAATCAGGCATCCAACCTGCCCGGTGCGCGTGACGCATGGGACAAACTGAGCCAGACCTACGAGGACAAGGAACTCGAAACGGCCTCTTACCAGAAGATCGAAGCCGCCGTTGACGAGGTAATTGCCGAACAGGCAGGCTTTGACCGCCTCTATAACCAAATCGTCGGCAAGATGCGCGAGGGAATCGTCCTCTCGCTTGAGGAAGACATTGCCCGCCGCATGATTGCCCGCGTGCTCTGGATCGACGGCAACGACAATCCTGCCAGCCGCACAAAGGCCAAACTGCTCTTTATGGCCGATATGCGCGAGGCCAGCGAGACAGCCCGCAAGCTCGGCTCTCGTGTCGATAAGGTCGAGACGCCGCAACAGCGCCTTGATAACGCAATGCGGAATATCCTCTCGCCAAGTTCCAAGACGGTGCGTGAAAGACTCGTCAACGTGTGGTCAGGAGCCGAAAAGCTCGCGGCCATCAAGGAACTCAAGCGCCGCCTCGCCTCGACACAAGACACGCTTCAACGCGAACGTGCCCAGCGTGAGCTTGAGAAAGCCCAGGCTCGCAAGGATCAAAACGAGGTCATGGAAGAACTCGCCCGCGAGGATGACGCCAAGGTGGACGCCATCTTGAAGCGCAACGGCCTGACTCAAACGGACCTGTTCTTGTCCGTGGATGACCGTTTCGCCATGCAGGAGGCTATTCTTGGCCTTGCTCGCGTTCACCTGTCCCAGCAGTCGGCGGCACACAAAAAGGCCATTGAAATGAGCGTTCGAGGCTACTCCGACAACGCCATCGCGAAGGAAACCGGCCTCACGGTCGCCGAAGTGAGCAACACAGCGGAGCACTTCCGCAACGTCGTCGCCAAGCAGTTGACGGCTAAAGAGGTCGGCAAGGGTAACACGTTCAGCAAGTTCATCCAGTGGGGTAAGCGCATCATCAGCGAGATGGGCGGACCCCTCCGCGCCTCTCCAACGGCACCGCTTGGCGGCATGGTGGCAAAAGGCACGCCCAGCGCCGCAGCCGTGGCGGCACAGATTCAGGCCATCCTAAACGCCTCAATTCCGACAAAAGGCCAGCGTAACGCCATGAGCCTGCATGCTGCGACCGCCAAAGGAAAGAACGGTCAGAACGTGAAGGTGTTCGTTCCCTACAATCCCGCCGATTGGAAGCAGGTGTATCGTGTCGCCCGCGAGCTTTCTACCCGCGAGGCCACAAGGCTCGATAAGGCTTATGAATACTGGATCAACGGCATTCTTTCCGGCCCTCAAACGCACGTCGTCAACACGGCTTCTAACCTGCTTTCGACCGCATGGGCCTATGGGCCGCAGTGGTTCTCGGAAGCGACCGCAAACGTGGCAATCCGCAATCCCAACGCCCCGCAGTTTGGCGAGTTCAGGCACGTTTGGGCCGGTTTCTTCAAAGGCATCATGCCAGCCCTGCGCAACTTCGCCCTCGCATGGGACACGGAAGCGGACCCGGTAGAGCATCAATACCTCGATAAGCCCGTCACGGTCATGTTCCAGGGCGGCAACCTCGACAAGGTAGGAGGCATCCGCCCTTCCATCGGCGGCACCCTTGGCCGCTATGTTCGCGTTCCGGGCCGCTTCCTTGTCGCCCAGGATGCTTTTGCCAAGACGCTCATTATGCACGCCGAAAGCGCCGCGATGGCGTATCGACTCGGCAAGAAACAGGGCTTGGCGGGCGCGGCTTTGACAAACTTCATGGCGTCTCAGATTGCAACGCACGGCTCCGAGTCGTGGCAGCACGCTTTCGAGAAGGCCGTGGAACTCACATTCCAGGACGAAAACGATGTCACAAAGGCCGTTGAAGGCGTCACGAATGCGCTCAAACGGGCTAAATTCGTGGGTGGCCTCATGCGCTACCTGCTCCCCTTCGTCCGCACTCCGACCAATATTTACCGCGCCGGTATCCGCAAGGCCGGTGGAAGCGCCGGAATGCTGCTCTATCGCCTCGGCAAATCGGGTTACTACGCCATCAAGGGCGATAAAAACGAGTTCCGATCCTACCGCGAAGGCGCGATGGTCAAAGACGTGTCCGAGTCCGTCATGGCAACGGCCCTTTGGTTCATCGTCATGGGAATGTCCGAAGGTGACGACGACGACAACCAAAAGGCCATCGAAATCACGGGTTCCCGCCCGTTTGGTGTCGCGAATGCCGGTGAACGCGCCTCCCAGCTCCGGCAGGAAGGTGGTTCTAACCTCATCATCATCCGCAAGAACCCGCTCACAGGTGAGAAGCTGGACAAACCCATACAGTTTGCCTACGGGCGTTATGAGCCTATCGCGTTGGCTCTCTCCACGCTGGTTGATGGTGCTCGCGAGTTCAAAGAATGGACGCGATTCCAGCCCGAAAACCGCACAACCGACAAGCTCGCTGGTTCCATGATGCGGCACGTTCTCGCGCAGGCGAAGGAAAAGACATTCCTGCAAGGCGTCTCTGGCGTTTTACAGTTCATCGAAGACGCTGGAAGCAACAACTTCTCCGGCAAAGACATCTTGATGAAAAACTTGATGAATGGCGCGATTCCAAATTTGATCCGCCAGCCCTACCGTCTCAGCCAAGACGAAATCGCCGACGCCAAAAAGGCCGAATCGGAGCTTTCCCGCTCGCTCGGCATTGGTCAGCCCAAAGTCAACGAGGCCGGGCAGCCGGTCCAGCGAGGCGGAAATGCCGTCACTCGCGTTCTGTTCCCGGTGGCATCGAAGCCCAGCACGGAGCTTTTCGACGCCGCGCTCAAGAAGTGGAACACCGCCAACCCGGACCAGCAATGGAATCCCGACCCGCTCACGAAAGCAGACCTTTACGTTTACGGCCCGAAAGTGGACGGCAAGATGCAGCAGGTTCCCCTCAAAGACCCGGCCAAAATCACTAAGTTTGAACAGGAAATCGGCCAGAAGTTTTCCGACTACGCCGGGAGAAAACTAATGGCGGCTGGTTGGCGTCCAGGTAAGCCGGTCACGCCGCAGATGATCGACGCGATCAAAGAGGTTCGGACCAACGCCATCAAGTCCGTGCGCGGCTCCATGGGCCGCGAGGAGCGTTTCGGCACCACAACGCCAGCCGCAGCGCCTTCGACACCGCCCGCGAAGCCGTCGCCAGCGCCCACAATGCCAATTCCAAGCACTCCGCCGCGTCCCGCTTCAAGTGTGGACGATGCAGCCGAGAGAGCGAAGGCACGGCTTATTGAAGCGCGGAAGAATCTACGCTATGGAGTTAAAAATTAAACCAATAAATATATGCCTATCCCATTGCCAAAAATTGCCAATTCCATTAAACCTGCTCAAAAAAAGAGTTTGGGAACTAGAATGCTTGAAAGCGCGTTACTAACTACCGCAGAAGGCGCATCCCAGATGGGGAAATCTCTCGCGCAACCAGTTAGTAAGGCGATGGAATACAAGCGCAAAGATGCTGAAAAAGCAAAAGAAGGTGGTGGAACAAAACAGCCATCAGGATGGCGTGAAACATGGGCGAGAGCCAAGGAAGTATTAACTGGCGACCAAGAACAAGTGAAAAAGGATGCCATTGCCAATGCTCATCAACATTCCAAACAAACTATTGGAGCTACAAACAAGATAAAATCCGCCGCCGACCTGACAATCGCCGTTGCGGACGACAACAGCAGATACATCCAGCCCAAGTTAAACAATGCAGAAAAAACGACCGCTAAAGTATTGGGTATGGCTCCTGACTTATTGTTAAGCGGCCCGTCTAAAGGAAAAGTTATTGCCAACAGGGTAATCTCAGCGGCCCAGCACTACGGTGACAATAAAAGCATTCCTGGAGCTATTGGCGAATTGCTTATCCCCGGTAATTCCAAAATTGGAAATATTGCTTCCAATGTAGTAACCGACACTCTTGTTGAAGCCAGAAAAAAAGCGCGGAAACGCCTGAACTACGGCGGCAAATGAACAGCGTCTTAAATGTGCTTCCAGATTTTGCGGCGAACGATGAGGCCAATAAGCGAGCGGTCCACGCCGAACTGCGCACCGAGTTTAGGATACGTCGTTTTACCAGTTGCATGGAGTGCGCGAATCTCGATAACTTGAGATGCGGTAAGTTTTGAACTCCCTTGCGCCTCCCCTCGTAGCACGAGTTCAGGATGGAGCCGAGTGTAATGATTGTTGCCGCGTGACCATCTTTCAGGGTGCAGATGGGAGCCATGCTTGCTTCCGCGAGCTAGGCGCTCAGGATGTAAGCGAGCGGGGTGATTATCGCCGCGAGCTACCACCTTGCGACCCTTGACTGCCATATCAGCCATATTGTCCTTATGCGTCCCGAGAAATAAATGCGCCGGATTCACGCATGAAGGATTATCGCAGCGGTGGCAGACGCAAAGGCCGTGATAGCTGCCGTCGTGTGGGATTTGGCCGTTTGTAAGCGTCCACGCGATGCGATGAGCTAAGAACGATTTGCCTTTTAAAAGAAATCTGCCGTATCCGCATTTCTTTCTGAAAGCCACCCAAGGCCAACATGGTGTTTTCATGTGCGGCATCGTGGGGCCGTTTTTATTCACTTTCTTCCAGAAGTTCCTGAGATTCTTCTCAGTAAACTTGATTTCCTTGGGTGCGCGTGGCACGGTTTGAGTAGCTTCGTTCATGGTAGTGCATGGATTGAGGTTAGCATCGCCGCTCCTTTGACGAGGACGGCGATGCACCCAAAATAAACCAGCCTTTTCAAGGATCAACCGTTATGTCAGAACCTAAAGTAATCGTGCAGTCAAGTCTCAGGCTATCAGGTGCCCGAGAGCAAGAGCTGATTGCTTTTTGTGTCAACTCCCTTGCTGCTATCAAACTAGAGCGAGGTCATATTGGACCAGGCCAATATACAAGAGATTCATGGATGTGGCGAAGAGCTATCGCCACGGCGCGATATAACAACGATTACCGTGATCGACTTAGCGATCCTAGCACGAATGTGTTTCGTAATAGGAATTTGACGTGGAATATGTGCAAGGTTTTCACGAACCAAAACAAGGCTCGCATGTCCCGCGACTATACGGGCCGATGGTTTGCCGTCGCTCCCGAGGGAGTAGAGGACGGGCACCCTGCTTTGAAGCCATCCGAGCGATATTTCCAGATGCGAGCCGCCGACCAGCGCCTTGACGAGATGATCGTCAATGACGGCATCCGGGCAACGCTCATTCGTGGCGAGTCCATCTATCGAGCCGTTCCGAACCGGACAACCGAGCGAGTTCTGCGGAAAGCCCGTGTGATGCTGGATGGCGAGCGCAAAGTCGTCAAAGACAGCCGGGGTGAAGTCGTGACAGAGTTCGACCTCTGGCTTGTTTTGCCGGACGATCCGACACGCGAGTTCTTGATGCGCGATCCGAAGGTTATCCGCCAAGTGGCGAGAACGCCTTACCCGCTCAGTGACCAAGCCTATGAAATGCTCATCACCACCGCGCAACCAAGCGGATGCGACCTGACTTTCCCGTTCTGGGGTGATTTCTTTGCCAGCATCTACGCCAAGAGCCTCGATGCCGCCGAAGTGAAGGGCCACGAGTATGAAATGAAGGTAGATGACCTTTTCGACACGCTGCCGAATCATCTCCTGACACCAGCCGCGCAGGAATACTACGACCAATTCCACCAAGGGAGCAGCATGGGAGCCAAGACGGAGCACTTGCAGCCGCAGCTTGTGAAAGGCGAATTGCAGGAAGGGAAGCAGGAAGTCACCGACCCTGGCGCACTAGGCCGCAATCACTACGCTGAATTTTGGTTCCGCTGGGACCCATCCATGGACGAATCGGGCGCATCCGTCAAAATCGCCTCCGGGAAACGTCGCCGTCAGGATTTGATGATGCTCCTTGATGTCGAAAACGCTTGGCCGGTCTGGTATGGGCCAGTGGACGAACTCAACCTTGGCGAAGGGCGAAAGCACCCTTACGGCTGCATCAGGACTCGCCAAGTCGAGGGCCGTTGGTGGGGAACGGGGCACTTCGAGGAGCACATGGACCTTTGCGAAGAAGTGGACGGCGATCTTTGCCGCCTCTCCATCGAAAAAGCCAAGAGCGGCAACATTCTTCTCGAAAACCCCAACATGACCGAAGAGGGCAAAGCGGGGATTCCGCTGTCTTTCCGCAGTCCATCCGCATTCCGCAGAGTTGGTAACGCCACCGGCAAAGACGTTCTGGAAGTCATTACTGTGCAGGCACAAACGCGGGAAATCGAAAGCTGCCTAGAAAAGAACATGCAAGCCCTCACATCACGCGGCGGCATGCTCACACCGGGCGAGGCGGAGGCATCCAATCTTGATGCCGCTCAAACTCTCGGCGGCCTGCAAATCCTCGACAAGACCAAGACCATTGCGAACGACGACTTGGAGGACGAAATCACGAAGGGAATTGACGATCTTCTCGAAACATGGACGGAACTTGAAGTTCGCAATCCTGACCTTCTCCAGCTTGAGGAGTTGCTGGCCGGGGCCGTCGTTCAGCCGGAACCGCAACCGATGCCCGTTGCGCCTGAAATGGCTGGCGATCCTGCTATGCCGGTTGCCGTCGTGCCAGCGCCCGTGAAGGAATCTACGCTCGTCATGCAGATGCTCGCCGGACTCAAGGGACGGAAAGCCCGCTCGGCTATCAAAGTGGTCCGCACAAAGTCGCGAAGCACGCAGATCATAGCCACGCAGCAAAACGTGAAAGTGCTCCTTGATGAGTATTCCAAGTTACCTGCGCCACTTCGCAAGGCTCAGAATGATAGCTATTTGGGCATGTTGCAAGCTCTCGACCACAACGACCCAGCCGGAGCACTGGAGAAGATTGACGATGCAATGGCTGAGATGGAAGCTGCCATGATGCCGCCCGTTGGCCCGGATGGTCAACCGCTACCTCCAGATGCAGGCGGTGAGATGATGCCCGCACAACAAGAACCCGTCGCATAATCATGGAAGACCACAACGAAATCGCCAAAAAGCAGGAAGCCCTCAAGCAGCAGCAGGAGCGGCATAATCGCGAAGCAGCGGCACGAATCGCGGAACTCACCAGCCTTTGCTCTTCCCCGGCTTTCCAACGTGTCATGCTTGGCGAGAAAGGCTATTTAACGGGGCTTATCGAAGATGCCGAGAACGTACTGTTTGATGACAAGCTAACCCCGCTGAATGACCTCGCAAAAATGGCCGTTCACATCTCCCGTTGGCGCGATGCCAAGTCCCTCCACAAGGATTTGTCCGCTTTTGCGGAAACTCCCGCTCCTACCTCCGTTTGACTTTTCCCGCTCAACCCTCATAATCCGCCAACTCTTCCCCACTATGCCCGCCGTCGCTTCTCTTACTAACGCCGCTAGCACGCAGGCATTTACTGCGCCAACCAATGCGGCAGGATTCATTCTCTGGAATGAAAACGCCGCCGATTTACGCTTCCGCATGGGTGGCGCTGCTGGTGCAAGTGGTGCCACGCTCGGTATTCCGCTCCCTGGTGGAACGACTGCGGCACCCAATTACGTCACGCATTACTTTTCGCGCCCCCTCACGAGCGAGCTTGGCGTGTTCATTTACCAAAACAGCGGCGGAGCCATTACATCCGGCGTCGGCTACGAAATCCTGACCCGCTAACACTATGACTGGCTCTCTTGATATTAAACTTGGCAGCTCTGGAGGTGGCATCGCCACAAATGGCAGCATCGCCAACACGACCGACTTAAACGCGGATATGATGACAGCGTTAAGTTTAAAGGCTACTGCCACGGGGGATACTTTTACTGGACTAATCAATTTTAGCGGCACCACGCATGCCGGGATTCGGCTGAACAACCTCACCACCGTTCAGCGTGACGCCATCGCGTCGCCACAGGCGGGCATGGCTATCTGGAACACGACCGCCGCACGCCTGCAACTCCACAACGGCTCCGCTTGGACCGCTGGCATGGTCCGCCTTGATGGCGACACCATGACGGGGGCACTGTCACTACCAGTCGGTAGCGCAGCGGCAACAGCCTTGAACTTCGGCACAGCAGGAACGGGTATCTATTCAGCTTCGAGCGGCATCAACTTCTCGGTTGCTGGCACTCTGCGCTGGGCGATTGACTCGGCGGGCATCCTTCAAGGTGGCACAAGCTCGCTCCAACTATCCGGCAACTTCATTGCGAGTAACACCTACCTGCGTCTTGACGGTCCTGCTCTACGCATGGGCGCATCCGACGACGTTGCTATCGGACGCGACGGTGCGGCTGAAACACTTGCACTCGGTCGGCGCAATACGTCCGCCAACACTTTCCGCATCTACGGCACTTACACCGATGCCAGTAACTACGTCCGCCTCGCGCTCACCACGACATCGACCACGATGGGTATCGTCTGCCAAACGGCGGGCACGGGGGCTGACGACATCGACCTTGGGTTGACGACAGCGGGGACGGGATTGCTTGCCATCTCGACCGCCGCTAGCGCCGACATTGGTGTCGCCTCGACGCATTCAGTGCGAATGAAGTTCAACGGCACAGAATACAAAGTCCTCCTCGCTACCCCGTAACGCTATGAACATCACCATCACTCCCGAACAAGAGGCGATCTTCGCCACCGAAGCAGCCGATCGCAATAAGGCGCTTACCGAAGGGCAGGCACCCCACACGGCGGAAAGCGTTGCGCTATCGCTTATCGCCTCCAGCGCGGAAAGCTACGCCGCCACCCACGAAGCAGCGATTCGCGCCGCCCTCGCTCAAAACGAAGACCTCATGCGAGTCGGTAAGGCCGTCTCTCTTGCGCCACCCAACAAGCAAGCTGCCGCCATTGCCGCAGCCGAGGCAGCCCTCCTTTCCCCGCCACGATGACCATCCGCCTCTCCGCCATTGTATCTCCTGCGTTTCAGGACTCGTTCAAGCGAGTCTTGGCTGTCCGTTCTCCGGCTCTCACCGGCTACTGGCTGGCAAAATTCGACAAGGTTTTTGCTGCCGAGGCGCAGTCTTTCAATGAAGTGCGCGACAAAGTCTTGCTGGAACTCGGCACATCTGTTGAAGATCAACCGGGGCAATACAACATCCCGCCCGAGAACGTGCCGAAGTTCACCGCTGAACTCACCAGTCTTGACCACGACGTTGAGCTTGGCCTGCCGGAAGGATTGAAACTTAAGCTGCCGCCAGAATTTATCCCCGATGACTGGTCCGCCCTCATCGCTCTCGACCTTTTTGACCCTCCCGCATGACAACTGCCACACGCCATTTTATCCCCATCGAGCCTAGCCAAGAGCGAGTTCTTGAGCCGGGTGAAATGAACGACTGGATTGCCCTCGGGGGCGCAATCGCAGCGGGCCTCGTGTGGCTTTGGCGTCACAGCCTTGGCGCATTCTTCAAATGGCTTTGGAACGGCATCAAAGCTCCACAGCGAATCGCGGAGTTGAAAGCCGAGAACGCGGAGATTCGCGCCAGTCTGCAATCGCTCCGGCACGATCTCCACACTACAATCGGCCTTGCTCGGGCGACATGGGACACGCTTTCGCTGGCCGTTTGGCAGTCTGACAGCCTTGGGATGTGTATTCACGTCAACGTCATGTACCGGGAAATGCTCGGATTCCAGCTCTCAGAACTTGCGGGCGACCAATGGAAGCAGTCGATTCACCACGAAGACAAGCACGCTGTTTATGAAGAATGGACCAGTGCCGTCAAGGAGCACAGGCCGTTCAACATGCGCTACCGTTGGCAAACCAAGGACGGCGAAATCATCCCGGTTCACGCCCAGGCATCCGTTTTGCTCGACTCTCAGGGCCGCGTTTCTGGCTGGGTGGGCTTTGTGACCGATCTTCGCCCGCTTGCCCTTCAATCTTCACCTCAAACCTTACCACGTCGTCGCCACGCATGAAACTCGCCTTTCTCGCCGCAACCATGGCTCTTGGAGCCTGTCAGCACATCTTTGAGCCTCCGATGAATGCGCCTGTCAGGAATGCCCGAAAATGGGAGCGCCCTAGCTGATTTCCACCCCAAACCCAAACGAACACCATGAAACTCACCTTGCTCTCCATCCTCGCCGTCGCCAGCCTGACAAGCTGCCAGAACCCTGCCGACACTCAAAAGGTCGTTACGATTAGCCAAATCGGCCTCGACATCCTCGTTGCCAAGAAGGTCATCAAACCCGAGGACGCCGAAATCATCAAGGCTACCGGCCAAGTCTTCATTGCTCCTGCGCCTTCCGGTAAATAGCCATGCAGCAAGAACCCAACATGAAGCCGCGCATTGCCCTTTATCGGGGGCGCGGCCTCGTGTCGTGGTTGATCCAGTGCCAGACTCGAAGCGTTTATTCCCATGCGGCCATGCTGGTGCCGGGGAGTCGAAATCGAGTCATTGAATCCCGCGAGTTTCGAGGCGTTCAGCATCATAACCTGACTGAAACAGAGCTTCGTCACATCGACTGGTTCGCGATCCCGAGCATGTCAGATGAGCAGTATGAACAAGCCTACTACGAAGCCAAAGGGCAACTCGGGATGCCCTACGACTACCTGAGCGTGCTTCGATTCGTAACCAAGTCACCGGCCCGTGAGAATGGACGCTGGTTCTGCTCCGAGTTCGTGTTCAAGTTCCTGGCGGATGCCGGGATGCGGCTACTTCTACGCATCCCAAGTGCCGAAGTCGCACCGTCGCACATTCCGCTTTCACCCTGGCTCATTCAAGTTGGACCGCCATGATTGCCGCGATCTACAACGAGTCCTTGCAGGTGTTTTGCGGGCTGCTGTTCACGGCGGTTGCGCTGCTCATTTGGGCGGCGATTAGATTTTTCAGGCTTCGGTAGCCTGTCGCAACCGCTCGTTTATGGCATGCTGTTTGTATCCTTTTTCAAAATGAATAGCCAGTTTTGAATCATGCGGATAAGGCAGCGAGGGCAAGGTGGGCATTGGGTATCCAAGCGCAGCAAATGCAATCCCAACACGAAAGGCTGTCGCGCTACCAAAATGCGATCTTGCGTATTCTTGAGCCATTTTAAATTCGTCGCTCAAAGGTGGCCTTGGCTGCTCCGGCAGTTCTGGAGTCCACATCTCACAGCACCCCTCCGCCGTCGCCTCATAGACAAACGGGTTCTTGGCTCGTGTGACGCCATCCTTGGGGGGCTGGCTTGTCACGGGCGCGAGGCAGACGTGGCCTAGCTCAGAGCCAGCATGGCCTTTCAGAACGCCAAAATGGATGCAGTTGGCGCAGTTTTTCATGGCTGGATTAGTGAATGGTTAGAACGTCTCCATTTGCGGAAATCCATGCCTGACTTGGGAACTGCAAAGCGCATAGCTGTTCAACGTGGGCTTTACCCTTTTCGGTGCATTCGTAGTATTGCCCGTGTTCCGTGTTCCCGGATAGTTGCACCAAGCCATGCGCAACGAGATGTTGCTCGTATTCGAGAGCGCAACCACCGTTATGAGGCCAAGGCTCGCAGTGCGAATAAGCGTGAAGGAGTAGTTTTAGATGAAGTGGCGTTAGTTGTGTTTTCATACCTGCGGAGGTGTTGGGAGTGGCATCCAGGGTTTGGGTAGGTTTGGCGTGCTCATGGTTTCGTGTAGTTGCTGACAGACAGGACGCGGCCTAGCATGATCGTGGCAAACGGCCCCGTAGTCGAGCCACCGCCCCATTCACGTTTTCCGTGCGAGTATTTCCAGCCAAGATATTCAACCTCCATCGAAGGCACGTTTGCGCCGTAGCCGTTTTTGAACTCCACGTGGTCGTATTCCTTACCCCCAAGACGCGAGAGAATCCACGGGCCGGGCGTGCGGTATTCCTCTTTCTTCTCGCCGCTCGCGATCATGTCGAACCACTTGCGTTTAAGCGTCAGGCGTAGTGTTCGGGGCGTGCTCATGCTTCGTTGGGGCTGACTCTGATTGTGACGTTCTTCTCGCCGTCGTCGATCCAAACATACGCTTGAACGACATTCTTGCTTTTGTCTGCGCCTACGAGGTCCGCCATCGCGTTTGCCATTTCCATGAAGGAGCGGCTTTGTTCCAAAAAGGTCTTGAACTCTTCAAGGCAGGCGTCGAGGCGATCTTCGGGTACTTTCAGGAAGTCGCCGACTGTTTGGATGGTGTATTGCGGGTGTTGTTGGTCTTGCATGGTCGTTGTGGGGTTAGGGCGTAAAAAGTCCAAGGGCTTTACATGCTTCATTCACATCATCGGTCGCTCTCTTCCAATGCCGAGCGGTCGGAGTGTCTGATTTGGTATCCGTCACGCTAGCGACAGCGGCGGATAGATACTCAGCAGCTTCCGCAAGGCGAACAACACCGGAGTCGAGATGATTTGCGAGCCTTTGCAAGACATCCGCCACAGGCAGAGAGATGTGGAGCGCAGCTACGTTGCTCTTGAACGCGATGTAGCATCCGGTTTCATGTGGCTGAATGTGGGCGATTTCCTCCGGGTTGACGTAAATTTCGCCAAGAGGGACTAGAATCAGGGTGTTTGTTTTCATGGTGGTCGTTGTGGGGTGATGTGGGAGACTGAGGTTAGAAGACGATGAGATTTTCGGGAGTGGGTGCATTGATTTCATGCCGTTTGAGTAATCTTGTAGTCCTGTCCGCTATTGATTGCAAAACCGCCTCGGCTTCACTCACTTCCTCAGAAGCGTTTTCATACTGGCGTTCAGCCTGCTTTTTGAGCACAGCAACAGCCTCGTCAAGAGTCGGCCAGTAATCGGCGTGCTGGGAGTGGCGTTTTTCCTTCCGCTCAATGCCGTGCATAGCAATCCAGACGTTGCTCGCGGTTTGGCGTGTGACTTGAACCTCGTATAAGACGAGTGAGCGCGGCGATGTTTGATACCAAGTTGTCATGTTTGTGGTCGTTGGAGTTTGGTCTAAATTGAGTTCAAGCGTAATACCATTTTCCATCTGGTAAAACGCGCATGTAAAAGGCGACCCATCGGCGAGCGGTCGGCTTGTGAGTGAAGGCCAAAAGCCAGCCAATAGCGAGGGCGCACAGTTCAAGCAGCGCCATCGGGATTATGAGGAGGATTTTAGGAGTCATGTTTCAGAGGGTTTGATGGCTTCGGAGCAAAAGCAGCCCCGTCGCCGGGTTCTGCTAAGCATGTTCTGTTTCGTCGGGAATCAGGATCATCGCTTTGATGCTTTCGCACCGCTGAAAACTCGTCGCTCGGCTGTCTCAGTAGAACACGACTCAAATGCTTTCAGCGCAGCCCTACAGTTTCCCGTAGCGACTTCTGCATGGCTGAACTGCGATCCACCATGCGCCGAATTTGAAGGCTGAATTGAGCGGGCAGGTAACAACGTCTGCTTGCGGTGCGTGGTGTTCCGAACTGTTCGGCACGCATTCTGTGGCGGGTAAGCCCCTATCTATGGCGGTGTGTATCATAGCTTCCGCTCAATTCAACCTTCGGAGAGTAGAGTTCAGCGGACTGGACTTGAACCAGTAACTCCGCTTGCGACGGTGCGTTACGAACCTTTTGCGAGGCCCGGTTTAGACGTGATTATGCCGGATTTACATTACGCCACCGCTGAACTCTACTCTCAATACCTTTGCCAAGTGACCTCCTTTTCAGGTGAGAGTGTTGGCGCTAAAACGGCAAACAAAGAGGCCGACCTTGTGCGAAAAAGTCGGCCTCAGTGGGTTTGCCAGTGGAGCGGATTACTCCTTCGCACAGAGCAAACCTATTTGGTGAGCGCGATAATGCCGCTTCACCTCGAATCGTCAACAGGAAAAAAGTCCTCTCAACCGGCGCGGACTTTCCAAATGTCACTCCCCTGACCGGTTCAGGGAGTCGATTCGCCCAATGTGGGCGCTTTTGCGCTACTTTGACAGCAAGCACGGGAACGTGCTGACAGTGAGCACGCATTTGTTCACGAAATTCCCGCTGTTTTCGTGAACATGCCCCGCGCTTGACATTCCGCCCCGCTCCTGAATACTCCAGCGCACCCTGAAACCATCCTAAAATCGCCATGAAATACCCTCGCCTCGCCTCCCTGTTTGCTCTCGTGCTCACCACCGCCCTGCTTTGGTGCAGTCACGCCCCCGCTCAGCGCCTCGTCAACATCACCGATCCGCAGAACGGCACCGGCATTGCCTACAAGGCTAACGCCAAAGCCATCAGTGCCGCCTACACAATGACGCGCTCTGACCATACGCTGCTCGCCAACGCCACCTCGGCGGCCTTCACCATCGGCCTCCTGCCCGCTGGGACGAATCAGACGAATCAGATCATCTGCATCCAGAAGAACGACAGCACGGCAAACGCCATCACGATTGACGGCAGCGGCAGTGAAACCATCGACGGCACCACGACGATTACGCTCTCCAGCCCGAACGAGTCTGTTTTCCTGCAAGCTGGGCAAAGCTCGTGGCATATCTTGGCTCGAAACCATGTTCAACGTGTCATCACGCAGGCCACTACCGCGACCCTGACGGCAGACCAGCTTTACGGCAGCACGTTTATCAACACTGGAGCGTCCGGCGCGATAGTCCTGACTCTCCCGGCTCCACAGGTGGGGATGCGATTCCGCGTCTATCTCACCGCCGCGCAGGACGTGGACATTAACCCGGCAGACAGCACGCAAATCCTCGCGCTCACCAATGCCGCCGGGGATGCCATTTCGAGCGCGGCTACCATCGGGAACGCCATCGAACTTGTGGCCTTGAGCGCGACTACTTGGGGCGCTTTCTTCACTTCCGGCACGTTCACAGACGTAAACTAATTACCTCATTCGGGCGGACTTCTGGTCGTTGGCCAGTCCGAACTGGTTGCTTAACGCCTTAGACTTGCGCGAGTGGGTCTAAGGCGTTATTGTGTCCGCCTATGACAACGACCACACCTCATACTCTCTCCCTACTTGCCAACATCGGAGCGGCGGCTGCCTTTTTCGACCCGTCCCTTAAAGGGTCTTGGCATCTCACGGTATTCTCTTCTTCCGAATACTGGGAACAAGAGCAACCCGCCCGTGAAGCCTTCGCCAAAGCCGTGCTAGATGCAGTCGGCTACAAGTTTCCCGTGGACCCTGAGCGCGAGGCTTTCAATGCTTGGTATAGCTCGGCGCAGATGGCGTCTGCTGGCACAAGCGAACTGGCATTCCAAGCGTGGAAAACAGGCCGCGAAGAACTGCGAAAAGTGTATGAAGCTAAATCACAGTCAGCTTTAGACGAGATTATTCCTCAAACGGCCAAACAGCCCGAAAACGACGGCTGGATAGACTGGCCGGGCGGCATGTTCAGCCCGGTTGATCGCAACGTGACGGTTCAAGTTCAATATCGAGCAAATGATTTTGGTGATACGGGTAACGCTGGATTTTTCCGCTGGAACCACAGTGACAAAGCATCCGACATCATCGCCTACAAGATCGTCAAGCCATGACCGCCACTTTAACTCTTGCCTTCAATGACGGCTCGACTCGCGAGATTTCACTCACTAAAGCAATCGAAGTGGACACTCCGGGTCGTCGTGAAATTAGCTTTCGTGAAGCTGCGAGTGGTTGGGTAATGACATTCACCAAATCACTCAAAGACGGAAAGACGTTTGACTCTCACAATTTCATTACCGTTTCTAAAAATACAGCCACATGAAGCGCCGCAACATCTTCAAGGCCATCACCGGCCTATTTGCCGCTAAATCGCTACCCGCCGCGCCCGTGAAGGTTCCAGCGTCCTTGCAGGTCGCAAAGGCAGCAGCGGCTACGAATCCGCTGTTTGCTGGTGCAGAACCGCAACGATATGGAATGGGTTTGATTGAGTGGATGATGCGCCACCAAGAAGCTAGAGCTAAGGAGATAATTGAGGCGCTTCCTGTTGCGCAACGTGCCGACTGCGTGGTTGTCCACAATATCACTACCGGCTTATACAAAGCTATGACCAAGGAGGATTACATGGCGGAGCGGCGGCAAAACTGCCTCTTCGGGCCTACTCCTGGCCGCACTTGCATAACTGTTGCATAACTGTGAAAATTCCAGTTGCATCGGTAAGGTTTGGAGAAACCAATACTTACCATGCCAGACGCCACCCCAACGCCAGCCGCCGAAATTGATCCAAACGACATTGGAGCCATGATTGCTGCGCTTGATGGCGGTGTTGACGTGGCGAAAGTCGAATCTGCGGCTACTACGATTGAGGAATTTCAAGCGCCCGCTCCCGTTGCGACTCCCGAGCCTGCCCCTGAGATTCCAGCGGCTCCCGCGCCTTTCGATCCCACGAAGGAACTCGACCCGAATCTTGCGAAGAACTGGCGCGTCGGTGAAGACGTGCGCGTGACGGCCCAAAATGCCGTGGAGCAAACCGCCTTCAAGATTCGCCGCTCTGCGCAGGCCGAAGGCAAAACGATGTCTTTAGGCGAAGCCGAACAGGAAGCATATCGCCAACTTGGCCTCATGGTGCCATCGGCTACCATTCCTGCCGCGCAACCAGACCTGGAGGCTGAGACGCCAGAAGCGCCAGTCACACCCCTTGAAGCGCTGAATGCCGAAATCCAAGCCCTCCGCGAAGAGTTTGAGACGCTTGATCCCGTCATGGACGACGTGCGCTACCGCGAAGTCATCGCCCTTCGCGAGGATAAAGTTGCCGCCCTTGCGGAACTCCGCGCCATCGAACGCTTCGAGCAGAGCTTGCGGGAGCGTGAGGAAGTTTCCGCCGCCGCACAAGCTGGAGAAGCGCAGTTTCAGGCGCTTGCCAACGTCTTTGAAGACCTCAGGGACGCCACGACACCTTTCCACCAGCGATTCGTTGAACTTCACAATGCCAACGTGCGAGCCGATGCCGCTGCCCTGGCCGATGAAGACTATGAGCAGAAACTTGTTGCGCAAATCGCGGGCGAGTTTTTACTCAAAGGAACACCTTTCAAGATGAACAACGCGGCCAATGCGCCCGCTGCTTCACCTTCCTCCCGCACGCCACAGGCGACACCCTCCACGGCAGCCAAGAGCACGGCCCCTGCGCCTGCATCCATGTCTGCCATTCCTGGAGGTTACACGCCGACTAGCGAGCACCGCGTTATGGTCCAACCTACTGAACCGGCTCAAGTCCAGCAGCAGCAGCTTTCTCAAGCGATTGCCGGTGGAGATGCGTCCGAAATTCTGGCGGCACTGGATCGCAACCTTGGAGGCGCACCGTCCCAAGGTATGGCATTCTACTCTATCGAGGACGCCAATTAGTCTTCTCCTGAGTCGATCCTGACGCAGCCGTTCACCACGGCACCCCGAGTCATGTCATGCACCCGGCCCACGATGGCCGCGTTCTGGCCTGCCTGCCCCGTTTGCGCCCGCAAAACCGCTGGGATCGGCATAGCCGCGTCTTGGCATACCCAAATCCAATCCACCCTCGTTAGTTTCCACCTTTTTTACACCTCACCATTATGGCTACTGCATTCACGACCGCCCAAATCGTCTCGAACATGGGCACATCCTCGCAAGAGCAACAGTGGGCAGCCGGGACAATTCTCGACTCCCTCGCTCGCTCCATCTTCTTCAAACTCATGGCCGGTAATGCCGGTGGTCGCGCCATCGCGACTGTCTCCAGCTTGAAGAACCTTCAAGGCGTCACCAAAAACTTTTACGTCGAAGCCGGACTCGGCGGCCCTGGTGAACAGGGCGCGTTAGCAGACCGCAAATCGGGCGGCGAAAACATCAAGGGCGCAATGTTCGCCCTCACGTTCGGCAACCATCACAAATCCGTGATCCTGAACCGCGTTTCTGCGGCTCAGTCTGTCGTGGGCAAGGATGCTGACACCCGTGTCCGTGGCAAACTCGCTCCTTGGTTTGCCCGTGAGCGTGAATCCATGACGGAGGCCGAAATCCTCCGCGCTTGCGCCGCTGCCGGTGCCTCCAATAGCGTGTATGCCAACAGTGCCGCCACGTCGATTGAAGGTCTTCGCAGCTCGCACTACGCCGATTCCGCCCTGTTCCGCCGCATGGCTGGCCGTTTGGCTGACAATCAGGCCAAGCCCTTCGCAGTCGGCAAGTCCGGTGCGCAGGAGGTGAAACGCTACGTCATCCTAGCCCCCGAGCGCGGCCTCGATGAACTGAGCAATGACAACAACTGGCAGACCCTCATGGCTCAGGCCGGTGATCGCGGCGCAGGCAACTACCTGTACTCCGGCATCGTCCCGAGCTGGAACGGCTCCACGGTTCTTCCTTGGACTGTCGAGGTCGATTCCGCGAACGGCCCTCAAGGCTGCTTTGCTCAACCGATGGCCTTCCTTGGCGAGGCGCTGGACTTCACGCAGACCACCGCTCGCACTGTCAAAGGCGGCGCTTCCGCTGCCGCTGCGGCCCTCACGGATCATCTCTACTTCCGCTTCTTCCCCGGCGCGGCCTTCACCTCCCACGAGGTCACGAAGATCACGCAGGAAACCAGCGCCACGAAGTATGCGCTGATTCAGGACAAGACCACCGGCAAGTTCGGCATGATCTCCTACACGACCACGAATGGCAACACCATTACGGGCGTGTCTCACCTCGGCGCTACTACGAGCGACGCACGTCTTGCCACCCTCGGTAACGTCACCTATGACAGCGGCGTGTGGGCTGGAAAGCACACTCAGTCGTTTGCCATCGGCTCCAAGGTGGTTCCCTGCAACAGCTACGGCCAGCCGTTTGTTCGCTTGTGGGGTCTTGGTCAGGACGCGCTGATGCACGGCTTCGGCGCTGTCATGGGCGGCTCCGGCGCTGGCAAAATCACGATCAACAATGACGACAACATGCAGTTGATCTTCCAGCCCGGATTTGAGGAACAATATGGCATCACCACTCAGATCAACGCCAACAGCGTTCCCACTGGCCTCGTGATGGCATACGCGGCATATAATCTGGACGGAATGCCGCAAATTGAGTAGTACGAGTTAGGTTAGAAACCTAAATCTAGGCGGCAGAGTCGAAAGGCTCTGCCGCTTTTTTGTGGGCGCAAGGAAAACACTAGCGTTTTCGGCTAGGCTCGTCAATACTTCCTTCACCTCTATGGACACACACGCCCCTCGTTTGAAGCTCAGACTTTTGATTTGTAACCCCAAATCATACGGCTCGAAAAACATCACCTGCAAAGGAAGCATCTCTAACGGCACGACTCCACGAACGAAGGAAGACCCGTATTTGCCCCAAGTGTGCTCCTACGAGTGCAAGAGTGAGGCCGAATGGCAACGCCTCACGACTGGAATCTCAAAGCAGATCGCAAACCAGAACTCTTTCCACGCCTACGCGCACTTTGTCGATCCACTCCTGCCGCCTGGGCCTGCTGGCCGTGTGCTTTGCGAGGCTGGCGGCGAATATGCGCCTCCCGCAACCGTGGAAGTGGCAGTTGCCGAAACTCCAGCCGAACCGGAAGGTGAAGCCGTCGAAATCGTTTCCACATCGCAGGATGGACAAGAGGTTAAGTCGTCAGGCTCATATCCTATTGACGATTTGAGCCTAAGTGGTAATGTTCTTCATGCCATACAAAGACAAGAAGAAGCAGGCGGAATGTGCGAGAAGACATTACTTAGCCCACAAGGACAAATACCACTTACGAAACAGAAAGCAGCGCCAGAAGTTGAAAAACTGGTTAGCGGAGGTCAAAACGAAACTAGGGTGCAGCAGATGCGGGGAGTCGCATCCAGCGACATTGGACTTCCATCACCAAGACCCCAAATTCAAGGAGCACAACATTGGGGAAATGGTGCTATCGAAGGGGAAAATCGCAGTGGAGAAGGAAATTCTAAAATGCGTAGTTTTGTGCAGCAATTGCCACAGGATAGTGCATTGGGAGTCTCGATAAACCAAGATGGAGTAGGTTCAAATCCCGTTCCTGCAACCATTCAAGAACCGGCCACCGAGGAGCAAACCGAGACCACGCCGGAGCCAATCGCAGAACCGGAGCCGGAAACCGCCCCCGTGGAGCCGGAAGAAAAACCTCTCTACGCCGCCGCATGGGACATACTCGACGCTCCGATGCGCCTCAAAGACTTAGCCGCCGCTCTTGAAGTGGACGCGGACAAGCTCAAAGCCTCCCTTCAAGACCCCGAATCGACGGTTGTACTTGCCCATGCGGGCTGGGTGAAGCGTCGTGAACCGAAAGACTGAACTATGACTATTCCCACCCCTCATCAACTCCGCGTCCTGAACGAGGAAGCCGAATTGGCTGAACGTCACGCGAAACTGCTCGCTTTTGTTCTATCTGACAAAATCAAGACTGTTTCAGTCGATGAAAACGATTGCCTATTCAGGCAAGAGTCGATGATGCGAGCATACCTTGATGTTCTGCGTGAACGAATCGCCAACTTTTAACCCATGTCCGCCGCAGCCGCCATCCGCTCCCATCTACTCCCTTACGCGGGCTGTACATCCGTGGCGCGATTGCCCACCTTGACGAGTGAACGGATGCTCTCGGACCTGAACGCGGTCTTGCAGCAGCTTTACTCGGGAGGCCAGCAGGAGAACAAGACGGCGCTGATTCGCAGCCCTGCTACTGTGACCATCGAGAACGTCACCGCGCAATCGACGGCTATCACGTTCACGAGCGGATACCAGTCATACATGCTCGGCTGCACCATCCAAATCACGGGAGACTTCCGCGAGAACCGGCTTGTGAAGTCCAACGGCACCGTGACGCTCGAAAACCCTTACATGGGCAGCACGGGAACGAATGTCACGGCAACGATTCACTTCGACTGCACCACGGTCGGAATCGAAATCGCCAAAATCTACGAGCCGATGAGCTTGGATCGCAAATGGGAGATGCGCCTAGTTGACCGTGCCGTCATTGACCAGATTCGTTTTGGAATGGACCGCCGCCGCATCCAGCGTCCTATCATGGCAGCCGTGGAAGACGCCCTTGATGCCAGCGGAACACCTTCCCGGCGCATCCTGTTTGATTCGCTGCCAGACGAGGCTTACATCCTGCATTTCCGGGCCGATGTCCGCGCCCTTGTCGTGACCAGCTGGGACGATGCCCGCACGGCCCTCTTGCCTAACGGACTCGATGACAGCGTTTTGAAGCCTCTTGTTTTGATGGCGTTCAGCAGCCATCCAGATTTCACGGGCGACGTTGCCAAGATTGCCCCCATGGCTCAAATGGCCTCTCAGACGTGGGCAAACTCACGCGGCCCTGGACTTGCGCGGCGTCAAATCGACATGATGAACTAATTTCACCCTATGTCACGCCAGCAATCCTATCCGATTCGAGCTTTTAAGCCGGTGTCCCGACTTGAGGAGACGACGGACAAGGGAATTGCGCTGGAGCAGTGCCGAAACATCGTTTTGCGGCCACAGGACGGGTGGAGCGGCCCACCGATCTACAACAACCTTTGGGCCATGGGAACTGGCAGCAAAACCTTTACGGTGGATGCGGGAACGAATGTTTTCACGATGGCATCTCATGGGTTAGCAGTGAATGACACTCTCCAAGTGGTTACTACTGGAACCCTGCCGGGAGGTTTGGCAGTGTCCACGACATACACCGTTAAAACAACCCCTTCAGCCAGCACGTTCACGCTCTTTGCGGCCAATGGCGTTGATACACGGGACATCACGGATACCGGCACTGGCACGCATAGCATCTATACTACGGTGCAAAGCATTTATCGCACCTTGCCGTTCAGTGGCTATTCTACCGGCGTAGGAGTTGACAGCACTGCCCGCACAGCAAACAAAACCGTCGCCATTCAGATCAAGCGGCAAGGCAAGAACTTCCTGCTTCTCTACGACCTTACGGCGTCCATCGAAAGCGCCTGCCGTGGATGGTTTTATCTCGGCGACGATGGCACTTACACCAGCGGAGCCTATGCTTTTACGACTGGAACGCCTACTTATACCGTCTTGGCCGTGGGGCTAAATGCCGCCGCTCGCTGGTATGGCTACCCGAATCAGGGCGCATGGTTTCTCGGCAATGGCGTGGATGAAAACGTGATTGTCCAGCTCGGGCGAACCGCTATACCGGGCATCTGGCGTAAAGCAGGCACAAACGAGGCCCCTACTGCGCCGGTTATCGCCGCCGTAGCTCCCGCTACCGCTGCCAATGCGCAAGCGTCCTTCACGGTGCCTGGATACACGCCCTACTCGCTCACCAGCACTACGGACACGCTACTTGCCAGCGGTATAAAGCTCGTGGATGGCATGATCGTGTTTCAAGCCGCTGTCGCGCTTCCTACTCCTTTAGGGGCGGCAACCTCCTACTACGTCAAAATGGCCCCAACTACGGGCACGTTCACTATCGCGGCGGCAACTCCTGCCGGAGCGGCGGCGACGGTGGACATCACGGATACTGGCACCGGGCCGTTTGCTATTGCGTCCACCTCTAAAGTCGTTACTGCACTTGACGCGGGTGATCTTTTTACTCGCGTGGCGCACGGCTTAGTAGTCGGCGATGCTTTGAAATTATTTGGCGCAGGCGTTCCAGGTGGCACAACAGCAGATACCAAGTATTATGTTCAGAGCGTGCCTAACGCCAATACCTTTACAATTTCCGCTTCAAGGGGTGGTGGTTTACTCACGCTATCAAGTGATAGCAGTGGAACTGTTTACTATAGTAACGAATGTTTTTCCGCCGCATCAGTAGCGGCATCAGGTATTATTCCCGGCACAATCGTTCGCACTGTGCCGCATAATCTAGCAGTCAATGACGCGGTGATCTTCACCCCAACTCCATCCACAGGAGCAGTTCCAGCGGGTATCACGGCAGGCGTAACCTATTACGTCCATAGCATCCCGTCTGCTACAACCTTTACAATCAAGACGACAATGGTTGGAACCTCGGCGCTTTCAATCACCTCCACAGTAGCCGCTGGTAATTTCGATTACGAGGTCACGAAAGCGATCCTCACTGTCGCAACTGATGATACCTTCACTCGCACGGCCCACAATCTTGCCGTTGACGACAAAATAACATACTCAGTCTTTGGCTCGGCGCTGACTGGCATCACAGCAGGGCTTATTTATTTCGTCCGTAGCTCCAGTTACGACGCGACTTCAAACAGCACTAGGTTTAAACTGTCACTGTCTCAAACGGGCGGCTCCCTAATCGGAATTACTGGCACCGTAGGGATAGAAAGTCATCGCCTTTGGACAATTAACGGATCGCCGAGCCTGACTGTCACGGCGCTTTCTTCTTGGAAAGCTGGCGTGGATGGAAACGACTGCTTTAAACTGGCTTATAATCAAGTCACGGGCACGGTTCCATTTTCCAGCACACTTAGTGGCACCGGCACAGCAGCAAACCCATATCTGTATCTTGTTTCAGGTGGCACAACCAACACCCTCGATGAGTTTGTAGCTTTCGTGGCAGCGGACCCTCTCGTTGCTGGCTTGATTAGTATTTCTGCTAGCGCCAGCAGTTCAGCAATTTTCAGCTTACTTACCAGTGGATTTACTTTTGGTGTTACCCCGTCTAACCCGCTCTACATCGCTATCAGTAAAGGTGTAGGCTCCAGCGCGAGCGAAGGCTATACCAGCCGCACAGTGACGGTGTATGCTCGATATTGGGACGCTGGACACAATGGGCACGGTTACGAGGGGCCAAGTAGCGCCATCTCGAACACGCTCATTATTCCAAACACGGCCAACAACGACATCAGCATCACGGTCACGCCTGCTCCCACCGCAGAGGGTGGCCGCTTTGGTCACATACGGCTCTATATGCAGTTCGGGGAGGATGCGGATGCCGTTTATAAACTTGTCACCCCATCAACTCCGGTGGCAAACGTCACGCCCGTCGTGGGCACTACTGTTTCCGTTACAGTCGGCACGACAACCGTCTTTGGCGAGGACGACATGAGTGCGGACCAACAGCGCCCACTGCCGCACAAGTTCCACGCCTTCGCAGCCGAACAGATGTTTCGTGGCGGCCTTATTGCCTACCCTGACCGCCTTTATGCGTCCAAAGTCGCCACCGTTGACGAAGTAGCACCGGAAGGCTGTTCTTTGTTGGCAGACGATTACGAGACGATTTCCATTCCTGGCACGCCCGCCGGTTCTCAGCAGGTCACGGCCCTCATCGCTACCGCCGTTGACTTGCAGGTTCACACGCGAGCGGGTTTTGCCATCATAAACCCGGTTGATCCGGCGCAACGTGTCTATCCGGCCTCGACAGCCGGAGCCATCTCACAGAGCGCCGTCACGATCTACGAGGGCAAATCCATGTACTATTGGGCGGCAGATTTGCAGCTCCGCACGCTCGATATGGCCCGCCCGGCAGACTTCACCTCCACGGTGGCAACGAGCCAATTCGCGGCCCTTGGAGCTTTGGAATTGCTCCGCGAGTATATCGACACCGATGCTATTTTGCGCCAGCCAGACCGCACATGGGTCTTTCCAGACGCCGCCAGTCAACATATCTGGATGTTCGCCCCCGGCCTTGATGGTTCGCTAATCGGGTTTGCCTTTGACCTTATGGGGCGCGGAATGGTGGGTCCGTTCTCCTATCCCAAGATTTACGCCAGCGCCCAAATGGAGCCTGGAAGGCCGGAAATCGTGTTCGCCGACGAGGCGGGCCGCTTATTCGTTTGGGATAGTAGCGCCCAAATGGACAGTGCTGGCAATTCCTTCGGCTCACAATCGGCGTTCACGGCTTACAGCACTTCAACGCCAATGCCGGACCAGTATGCGGGCTATGGGTATGTGGATTATTCCGGCTCGCGATACTACCGAGCCTATGAGGCTGTGATCGAGACAGGTATGCTCGACATGGGGCAGCCCGGCATGAAAAAAGCGTTTCAGGCAGCCCTTTGGAGGACTATTCAAGACAGCCGCGCTCTCGTGGAAGTCACATTCATAGACATGGCTGGAAACGAAGAAGTGTTTGTGTACGGCGACGTTAATGATAACTGCAATTGTCGCGCAAGCCTCATGTTGAGCGATTCGGCATGCCGCGTGAAGCTCAAGATTATCGGTGCGGAAAGTAAGAAGTGGGCCATGAGGGATTTGGTATTGCTATTTAGCATGCAAGGGCAAATTTGAGGCACTATGAACCAGAAAAAAATCAAAATCATGCAGCGCCGTATCGGCGTCCTTGATGACGGCTTTTGGGGCCCAAAAAGCATTGCAGCTTGCCAAGCTCATTTGCGAAAGCTCATGCCGTCACCGAATCCTTGGCCCGCCAGCGATCAAAACAGCCTGAGTAAATTCTATGGACGGGCAGGCGACGAGTCCAAACTGGTGCCTATTGACGTATCTGACCTGGGGCTGAAATACGACGGCAAGCCGGTAAAGCTCATTCGCTGTCACGGAAAAGTCGGAGCTAGTTTGCGCCGAGTCTTGGAAGCTATTGCTAAAAGCCCTAACAAATACGTTCTCACCCGTTACGCGGGCTGCTACAACAACCGCGTCATGCGTGGAGGCAGTTTGCCGAGCCTTCATGCTCGTGGAGCCGCCGTGGACATTGATCCCGACGACAACGCCAATCATCAACACTGGCCTAGTTCAGCTACGATGCCGCTAGAAGTGATGGAGGAGTTCGCAAAAGAAGGATGGCTGCCAGCGGGAGCTTTTTGGTCAAGAGACGCCATGCACTTTCAAGCCACAAGCTAACGTCAATAAGCCCATTTGGCGTCTCCTAGAATCTCGTCCGAGTCAGACCACCACTCATCCCATTGGGCATTTGTGGCGACGCTCCAATCGGGAATAGCGGCGGCGGCATCTTTGCCGGTAAGCGAAACGGGAAGCCACTTGAGGCGGTTGTTTGGGTAAATGGCAATCTGGCCGTTCGAGAGCTTGATGACGTTGCCCTCCTTGTGTTCTTCCAGCAGTTCAGAATCTCCCACGTCAAGGGTGCCACCAGCTTGTCCCTCGGGTAGATAGTCAATAGTGAACCAGTAATGGCCGCCGATAGGTGGATTGCCTTTGCCAAGGTTTACCAGAACCGGCACGTCGGAGAGTTGGTCCTTGCGCCAGACTTCAACGGAGCCAGACAAGCATTCCCACATCTGGACCTTGTGTAGCGGAAGGGCTTTATGATCGTCGTCCGGCTCAAACCAATAGACGCACTGCGGCGGGATTTTGTCATAGCATGCGGCGTATTTCTCAACCCATGCCTGAAAGCAAAAGGGGCGGTTTCGCATGGCTCGCACGGAGACGAGCCAAGCGGGTTCAAATTCATCCACGGGGCCTCCGAAGGCATCGCGGCGGATAAATACTTTCGTTTTGGGCAGGTTGACGTTTCTCATAAATCACTGGTTTTGACCGAGAGCTTTCGCAACGGCGGCACGGATTATTGTATCCAGCGTCGGACCTTCATCCGTAGGGTTAAGCACTCTGAGGCAAGCCGCTAGCAGGTCGGGAGCAGCGGCAATTAATAGCTTGTCTGCATCCGATGGCTCTACGCCTTCCGTTGGATAGTAGGTTTCATCGTTGCCGAAATTGCAAATTTCCTGCTTCCTTTCCCACGATTTAAGAGACGTGTCATACAACGGGCCAACGAGGTAAGATAAATCACAGTTGCTAAATCCATTGCCAGCCTCCGCGCCTGAAAGCCAGCGCCAAGGTCCGGGTGTGTGGTTTTGTGTGGTGTCCATAAAATTACTTTGCCGCCGCAATCCTCGCCAAAGCCTGCGCTTGAAGCTCCATTGCCTGAATCTGCCGCTCACGCAGCCAGAGCCGGTAAGCTAGATCGGCCTCCCGCTGTTCGCGTTCCTCCCTGGCTGCAAGTCGGCGACTGAGTTCAGCCTGCGCGGCAGCAATGGCGATTTGGCGCTGACGTGCGGCATCTGCGACGGCCTGCCGCTGTGCTGCGGCGGTGCGTTGGTTCCATGCCGCGACGGCGTTTTCGTAGTTGGCCCATTCGTGAGGGCCAGCGTCCTTGCCGGGGCGCTTTGGAGATGCCAACGGATCGTAGGCATGCGCGAGGGTGGAAAACGCAAGGAAGGCGAGGAGTGGGAGGCGCTTCATAGTGGTAAGGTACATGGTTTTCGGCGTGATTCAAGAGCGGCAAACGTGACAATCGCCCAACAGTCCCGTTCCTGCATTGCGCAGAATCCGGCCCGTGCCGAGACAGCGGCGGCAGGTCTTACTTGGCGAAACGCTCCCGCCAGCGGATGAGGAAGGCGGAAACGGGTCCACCGTCGCCATCAGCAAGTCGGCAACGACACTTATCACCTTCGGCGCACTCGACAAAATCGCATCCAGGATCGTGATGTAGCTGTGGCTGTTTTCCGTTTCGACAAGTTGCGGAGGCATTGAAAAGGTTTCGGATTTGCTCATAGGAAGTCATGCCGCGCACATTGGAAGTTTCGAGAAGTCTTCGCCAAGCTGGCTGCATTCCGTGTTCTGCGGCAGGAGTCGGATGCCAAGAACAACATTGTCTCGCATTTGCTGCCATTCGGAGGCGAACGTGATAGCGGCCCGACACTCGCGGCCTGTTGCTTTGTCTTCTTTTTGGCACCATTCGCGAATAATGAGCGTATCGCCGATTTGAAAATCGAGCTTATTCTCGCCTATCACAAAAGGCTTAGTTCCGTCTTGGACAGGGCCAAAGAATGCGCGCCAAGTTCGGATCGTGTGCGTTTTGGGTTTGCGTCTACTCATTTGAATATGTTTTTGAAAAGACTGGTAAGAACCCACGCTCCGGCCAATAAAAACACTGAAAAGGTAACAGCTTCAGGCCATTGCATGGGGTCGAGATTTTGAGCGGATAGGATGATGGTCATGGGGTTAAGTTTTGATGAGTTCGAGGGGAAAGGCGGCAAGGATGTGTCGCAGGTTAGTCCTGCAAAGGCTCGCCACTTCATTGCATAGTTTGTCATGCGCGGAGGCATCTGGTGCGCCGTCGGCGTATCCCTCTGTTGCTTTGTATAGACTCAACCAATCGGCAATCGCCGCCCGTGTCGCCTCCCACCCTGCTTCTGCATTACCTGCGCAGGACGCGATGAAATCACCGTTTTGTTCGTCAGCAACCTGACAGGAGCGCGGGTATTCGTTTGGTGGCGTGTGATGCGGCCCCACGTCAGCGCATACTCTGCCACCTGGCTGCTTGATGACGTATCGTTCGCGAATCCACCTCCCCGGCGTTCGCTTCTCGGCTTGCGAGAGCAGTTTTTCAAGGTGCGCGTCGATCTTGCGCAGGTGTTCGAGTCGGGAGTCGGTTTCCGGTGTTGGTCGTTCGTTCATAGCGTCGTTTGGTTCATTTCTTTCTGGAGCTGCCGAATCCGCTGTGGTGTGCAGCCAAGAGCCTTCGCGTTCTCCTTCACCGACTTCTTAGGGTCGATCAAACTGGCATCCACGCGGCGAGCAGGCCGCTTGTGAGGCTTCCTGCCGACTGTGCCGCGTTGCAGTTCAAGCTCTGCCCGCTTGGCACGAACGGCATGAACACCAACGCCAAGGGCATCGGCTAGCGGTTGGTCGAGAAGTGTCCAGTCTGCCAAGTCCCATTTCACGCGATGGCACTCGATGAGGCCACCAACGCACGAGCAGCGGAAAACCATCGTTTCGGCCCCGCTTTCACGGCGGCGAACGCGGCGGCAATTTGGACAACTGTAATCTGTTTTGGTCGTTTCCATGCGTCATATTATCAACTCTCCAATTTCCGGCAAGGAAAAATAATCTTCATTTTGTTGATGAAATTATTTGCACGATTCGCCGGGGTGCTTCAAGGTTCCGGCCATGAGAGCAAACGACGACCTTTCTCCCGCGTCCTGTGAATGTGGCCGCGACCTGACAGACCACGACCGCAATGAGCAGGACGGCCTCTGTGCCAAGTGCCGCGAGCTGCACCTTGAGGTTGATTTGGAAATCGCATGGTTTGTCTGGCTCGACTCGCTCAAGAATCCCTTTGACCGCTCACGCATGGAAGCCGTCTCTGATTCCCTCGCGGGCTGGAAGCAAGTTGACGGCGACATTCAGCACGAGCGCACTGCGAAAGGCGTTTCCATCGCCAGCGCCAACAACCTCCGATTCCTCGCCCCAGGCTACAAGGGCCACCTCATTTTCAGCGAGCAAAACGGCCTCCCCGTCGTGATTGTCCACGGCGGCAAAGACCACAAATTCCCCGATTGGAGCGCGGTCTTCACGGCATGCACGCCGCTTGAAACCATTTTGGCGGCAACGAATGCCGTCATTTACCACAACTAAACGACCACCACGCCATGAGCACCTACATAAAAAAAATGACCGGCTATAAAGCCACTGACAGCGATCTCAAATGCCGCGATCATCAATTCATCCTTGGCGAATGGTCGCCTGTGATCGAGGGCGATTTGCAGTTATGCGTCAAAGGTTATCACTTCTGCGTTCAGCCTTCCGGTGTTTGGTCTTATTACAACTCGTCAACGACTCGCGTGTTCCAATGCGAAGCCGAGGATGTGTTAGAAGTTCCAACCGAAGCGGGAGCAAATTTTAAACTAGTTGCTCGTCGCATCCGACTTGTTGAGGAGATCACGCCGGGCAAGGTCGGTAATGACAAGTCCAACACCGGCAACAGCAACACCGGCTACAGCAACACCGGCGACAGAAACACCGGCGACAGCAACACCGGCGACAGAAACACCGGCGACAGAAACGCCGGCTACGGCAACGCCGGCTACGGCAACACCGGCAACAGCAACACCGGCGACAGAAACACCGGCAACAGCAACACCGGCTACAGCAACACCGGCGACAGAAACACCGGCAACAGCAACACCGGCTACGGCAACACCGGCTACAGAAACACCGGCTACGGCAACACCGGCTACAGAAACACCGGCTACAGCAACACCGGCTACAGCAACACCGGCGACAGAAACACCGGCAACAGAAACACCGGCTACGGCAACGCGACTAATTACTCAGCAGGTTTCTTTTGCGTAAAAGAGCCGAAGGTTATCTCGTTCGATAAGCAAACGCAGCTCACTCGCGACCAGTTCGTCGCCAAGTTTCCGGAATACTACGCGCTGAGTGAATTGCTGCTCAAAGTGGTCACCATCGACTTTGAACCGTTCAAACGTATTCCTGGCATCACGCCAGCCAAGCTAAAGGCTTTGCACCGCAAGCATCTTCTTGCCAGAAAACTCATCAAGTAACACCACCTCACCATTTTCATTATGAGCGATACCCAACTGGCCCAAGTGCCACAAAAACAAACATCTGCCCTCGCTTTGATGGCTGGCAAATTATTTGACGGTTAAGAAAAAGCATTTATCGTTATCACGATGATACAAGATAAACGCATTTGCAAAACTTGCAGCCGACTTAAAAAACCAGAAGAATTTTACAATGATTCACGCTATCCCAATGGTGACATTCATTGTGCAGAATGCAGGCGTAAAAAGGTTAAAGCGTGGAGAGACGCAAACCCGGCGCGAGCAAAAGAGATCGGTAAAAAAAGCCGAATACGCAATTCGGAAGCAGCTAGAAAAAGATCTAATGAATGGCACAAAAAAAATCACGCCAGACATCTTGCTTACATGGCTGAAAGAAGAAAAACGCACGCTCTTCAAATCCTTTCTAGCAAACTGCAATCCGCTTTTGGCATTACTCTTGAAGAATATAACGCTTTTTTCTCCAACCAAAAAGGCGCGTGTGCAATTTGCCAAAAACATCCACAGCAAAACAAAAAACGTCTTGCCGTCGATCATTGCCACAAAACGCAAAAAGTTCGCGGGTTACTTTGCTCAACCTGCAATCAAGCAATCGGCCTTTTTAAAGACGATGTGAGTCTTCTACAATCAGCAATTCTTTATTTAACCAAAACGCCAAAAACATGAGTAATCTACAGCTACAAAACGAATCCGAACAGCGCCCAAAAATTTCTGCTCTTGCCGTCATGGCAAGTAATCTAAGCGTTGATCCAACAAAACTTCTTCAAACGCTTAAAGCTACCGTATTTAGAGGCGCTACTGACGATGAAATTCTTGCGTTAGTAGTCATTTCCAATACTTACGGCTTAAACCCAATTTTAAAAGAGGTTTACGCTTTTCCGGCCAAGGGCGGCGGCATTGTGCCGGTCGTCTCAATCGACGGCTGGATTCGCATGATGAACGACCATCCGCAGTTTGACGGCATCGACTACCAGTTCGAGCACGACGAACAGGGTAGGCTCGTTTCCTGCACGTCCATCATTTACCGCAAGGACCGCAGCCATCCGACACGGGTAACGGAATACCTCGCGGAATGCCGACGCAATACTGATCCTTGGAAAATGGAACGCCGCATGCTTCGCCACAAAGCCACCATTCAAGGTGCTCGCGTGGCGTTTGGTTTTAGCGGCATCACGGACGAGGACGAAGCAGCCGCTACACCAGGGCTTGCCAATGCTCGCGACGTGACGCCGAAGCCCGCTCGTGCCACGCCGCTTGATCCCACGAAGCTACCCGGAGAGCCAGCGCCAGCCGAAGCCACGCCAGTAGTCGAGGCCCAGGTTGTTGAACCTGCGCCGGAAGATGCCGAGCCTACTGAGGCCGAGATGCTGGCAAACGACATCATCGAAGATGTGAAAGCGTCCGATGCTCAAAGCCTCGCGTCTTATATTGAGCAGGCAGATAAACAGCTCTCGGGCGAACCTCAGCAGAAGGTCAAAAGAGCCATCGTGGCACGGGCTAAGGTGCTTGGTGTGAAGTGGAACAAAGAAAAAGGAGGGTTTGAAGCATGAATCTTTTTGAAATCAGCCCTCGCGACTACCATTCAAAACTGACTTGCAATCGCGCCAACATCCACGCGGCGGACTCGTTTTTGTCAAAGTCGGTGATCTACGAACTTGATTCGCGCTCTCTCTGGAAGTGGCGCTACCACCCTCGCAAGATGGAGCCAACGGCTGCGATGCAGTGGGGTTCATTGGTAGATTGCCTTGCTACGACGCCGGAGCTTTTGAGCGAGTCCATCGCTATATCGCCCTATGACTCCTACCGGACCAAGGAGGCGCGAGAGTGGCGCGATGCACAACTGGCCGCGAAACTCATTCTTGCCACCAAGGAAGACGTAGAGCTTGCCCAACAGGCCGCCAAGATGCTGACCGAAACCTGCAAAGCGTCCGCCGACATCTTCGCCAAGTCTAAGTCCCAGGTTATCATTGCTGGCCGTGTGCTGGGTGTTAAATGCAAGGGCCTTGTGGACCTCGCACCGGAAGGTGAGGACTTTCTGGCCGATTTGAAAACGATCAACGATTTCAGCGCCGAGGGCTTTGCTAAAGCAGTTTCAAACTTTGGCTACCACGTTCAAGCAGGTATGTACTTGAATCTTTGGAATGCTATGTTCCCAAACGACCAGCGCACGCGGTTCAAATTCGTGTGGCAGGAATCCGAAGCGCCCTTTGAAACGTGCGTGACGGAGCTTTCTCCGCCCGACATTGAAGCCGGATGGCTTTACACTTCGACACTCATTAAGCGCCTCATTGAGGCTACCGCTTCTGACAAATGGCCGATGGCGTTTGAGGGGCAAAACATAACCACCACACGCCCAACGTGGGCAAGTATCCAGGAAGAGGCAAAACTCCAAACATCTGCACAATGAACATCCACGACATCACCAAACAGATTCGCGCCTTCGCGGACGAACTCGACGCCGCAAAGGCCCCCAAACAACCGCTCGGGCCGCAGGACGTGACACCGGGAAGCGTGCTGCTGTCCTCATCTGGTGGAGTAAATGGGATGCAATGGACCCAAGTTTTTTGCGTTAAATCAAGAGGTGTCGAAATAAATGGCCGGGACTGCATAACATGGGCCGAACTAAAAGAGCATTGGAAAATTAACCGCCCCAAGCACCGCGACGCTGACGGCAACCCGACACTCTGGGAGGCTTGCGAGAAGTGAAAATCTTCGCGATTGATTGTTATGGCATGGACATTTGTTAAAACCATTCCATAATGCGTTATGCAAACCATTGAAGAACGAAGGGCTAAGAACGCGCAGCGAGCAAGAGAGTGGCGTAAAAAGCACCCAGGCGACCCGCGTAAAGGCAAGCGAGCTAAATACACTGCTCAATACAGGGAAACGGAAGGTTATAAAAAAGCCCAAGAAAAATACAAAAATTCCGAAAAAAGAAAAGCGACTAATCGCCTATCGTTACGCCAAGCACGCTTACTTGAGCCTTTGAAGTCAAGAGCGCGGGATGCAGTGAAGCACGCTGTAAAAAGCGGCAGACTGCAAAAACCGAAGTGCTGCCAAGCATGCGGGAATAGCGGATTGATCCACGGGCATCACGAAGATTACAGCCAAAAGCTAGCGGTTATATGGGTCTGCCCGCCTTGTCACACAAAGATCCACAAAGGCTCCAAACAATGAAACCCATCATCTTTTTTGCCCCCTGCATCCCCAAGGGCCAGCCTCGCGTCAAAGCCTGCCGACGTGGTGCGTTCACGCGGGTCTATACACCAGACACGGCGGACGACTTCAAGGAGGCGGTGCAGGCTGCCGCTAAACATGCGATGTGGAACCATTCACTACACCCTTTGTTTGGCAACGGCCCCGTTCGCGTCGATTGGGAATGCGTTTTCCCGCGTCCAAAGGCGCACTTCACCAGCAAAGGACAGATTAAATCCACAGCCCCAAAATGGCACACGCAAACGCCCGACCGCGACAACCTCGACAAGGCAATCCTTGATGCCCTCACCTCAATTGAGATGTGGCATGACGACCGCCAAGCCTGCTCCGGCATGCTCATTAAACGCTGGGCCGCACTTGGCGAGCCTTCCGGCGTTCAAATCACCATCACGGCCATCCCGGCCTAACCAAAACACGAACATCATGGCACGTCCCATCAAAATCAAAATCAACGTCACGAAGATTCTCAAAGACTACATCTTTGAGGGTAAAAACGGCAAGTACCTTAACCTCGTCGCATGGCCGAACAAAAACGGCACTGGCCAGTATGGCGATACGCATTTCGTCTCGCAGGATTTGCCAAAGGAAGCGCGTGATTCTGGCGTTCAAGCGCCAATTCTCGGCAACCTCACGCTACCAGAAGAAGAAGCGCCACCGCCTCGCCAGCAAACCCGGCCAGCGCCTCGCCCGAATGCACCACGCCGTCAGCCTCCAGGGACGATCCAGTATGACGAGCCGCAAATCGAGGGCGGCATGGAAACCGACGACATTCCCTTTTGATCCACCACCAACGACCACGCATGAAACAAGAACCAAAATCCGCCTACTCCCGCGACATCATCAAGCGCATAAAAGCCGCTGCCAAAAAGCAGGTCGAAGGATGCCTCTCCGTCCGCCACATCTTCCCGCGTGCTTATTGCGTCGCCAAACCGGCTCCAGGATGCGCCATTTTTGTCATACCGTGGCAAGATGCCGAGACTCAGGTACGCAAACCTGAGTATTCCAGTTCCGAAAGCGTGTACCAGAACGTGAAGAACGTCCAAGTCGGCGACTGGCGAGCCATCGCATACGTCAACACTGTCACGAGCGGCCAAACCTACGTCATCGACCTTCCATGACACCCACCACCTTCACAAACCGCACCCGCAAGCTCGGGCTGCATCGCAGATACATCGGCCCGGATGCCGTCGCGGAACTCGCCCAGGTTGTCCAAACGCCATTCCCTTGCGTTGCAAAAGCAGGCTGGGAAGATCGCAGCAAAGCGCCATCCACGCTCAAGAGCATGGGCAAGCTCATTGCTGCCGGGCTGGCTCGACTCAATCCAGACGCCAAGCAATACGAGGCCACCGACGACGGGCGCGAATGGCTCGGCAAAATCATCGACAGCGGAATCTTGATGCCATGAACATCGATCCTCCCGAGTTCCTATTCGACGCCCTCGCCACCACGGCGCTCCCGTGTGGCAACCGCGAAGTCACCGCCAATCCCGTAAAGGTGAAGCTGGAAGCGCCAAAGAAAGCGCCAGTTCTTCGCCGGGATCAAACCGAAGACGAGCGTCAAGCCGTGAAGTGCCTGAAAGAGCAGGTCAACTATCCACCCGCATCTTGGGACAAGCGTTTTGCCCGCGAGTTGCTGACGACGGACATCACCGAAAAGCAGGCCGCGCAGGTGTGGCGCATGTTTTATCGTTACCGCCGCCAGATTCAACACCCCGAGAAAGAGCGCCTTTTGAAAGTGGCCGCTCACTTTGTCACCACCACGCTGCGCACCCTCGCCAAAGAGGCCGAAGAACGCCGACGCATTGAAGCCACAAAACAACCATGAACACCACAGAACGACCAACGCCAATTACCGATGCCGCATTTGATGCCTTTTCACGCGGCGCTTGCGGCACTGCTTACCTTTGCGCCAAGATGGCGGAGCTTGAGCGCGAAAACGAAGCCTTACGGGCCGCGATCCAAGAAACCCTGATGGAGAATCTGCACTTGGCAGACGGCGACGTTTGCACCCTAAAGCGCCTAAAGAATGCCATCGGCTTTTCGCTGCCAAAAACCCCTTGCCAGCCGAGCTTGTAACGCAATAGTCAACGCACGCCGACTAGAAACGGCCAGTCAATATGCCACATCTCAAAATGCTCCCCACACTCCAAGGAACCCGCGCATATCGGATTTCTAGCCTTGGTTTCGTGGGGAGCACCTTTTTGAAGATATGACAACTTATTCAGAGTTTATCAATCGTAAGACCCACCTTGGAGGCAACTACGGATTCAAGCCGACATTCATTCCTGATGCGGCATTCGACTTTCAACGGAGCCTTATCGAATGGAGCGTAATGAAAGGCAGGGCTGCCTTGTTTGCAGACTGCGGACTTGGAAAGTCGATGATGCAGTTAAGCTATGCTGAGAACATTGTCCGGCACACTAACAAGCCCGTGCTCATCCTGACTCCGCTGGCTGTTGGTGCGCAAATGGTCAAAGAGGCCGCCAAGTTTGGCATCTTTGCATCACGCTCAACAACGGGTAAGTTTCACCCGGGCGCTAAGGTCGTCATCACAAACTATGAGAAGCTCCACTTATTTGATGCGAATGATTTCGCCGGGACTGTATGCGATGAGTCAAGCATTTTGAAAAACTTTGACGGCGTGACAAAATCAGCCGTGACCGACTTCATGCGAAAGCAAAAATTCGGTCTTCTTTGCACCGCTACCGCCGCGCCAAACGATCACATTGAACTTGGAACATCCAGCGAGGCTTTAGGCTATCTTGGATTCATGGATATGCTTGGCAAGTTCTTCAAGAAGGCGGAGGCTACAACCTCACGAAGCCAAGAGCACCGCTCCGGCATCTATCGCTTTCGTGGACATGCCGAGCGCGATTTCTGGCGATGGGTATGCTCATGGGCGCGGGCTGTGCGCAAGCCGTCCGATCTTGGCTTTAGCGATGGTAAATTTAAGCTGCCTGAACTTATAACCCGCGAGCACATAGTTGAGGCGAAAGCGCCACTTGAGGGCATGCTGTTTTCGATGCCTGCTCACGGTCTAGCCGAACAGCGCCAAGAGCGAAGCCGCACCATTGAAGAGCGTTGCGCGATGGCTGCCGCGTGCGTGGAGAACTCCGGCAAGAGTGCGGTCATGTGGTGCCACCTGAACAGCGAGGGCGACAGGCTGGAAAAAATCATCAAGGATTCCGTCCAAGTATCCGGCGACGATCCCGATGAGGTAAAGGAAGAGCGGTTTGACGCCTTTGCTAGCGGTCAAATCCGCGTGCTCATCAGCAAGCCAAAAATCGCAGGCTTTGGCTTGAACTGGCAGCACTGCCACCACCAAACATTTTTCCCCTCGCATAGCTTCGAGCAGTGGTACCAATCCATCCGTAGAAGCTGGCGCTTTGGTCAAAAGCACGCCGTCACAATCGACGTAGTGACATCCGAAGGCGAGCGTGGAGTCCTGCAAAATCTCCAGCGCAAAGCGGCGCAAGCCGAGGAAATGTTTTCGCATCTTGTTCAGCTTATGAACAATGAGTTGCGGATTGAAAAGAAAGAGAAACCAACCACCAACGAAATCACACCATCATGGCTGTAATCACACAAAAAGTAACGGACCAATTCGCCCTCTATAACGGAGACTGCTGCGAGGTCATGCAATCACTACCAGACAGGTCTGTTGATCTGTCTGTCTATTCGCCGCCGTTCTGCGGGCTATACAATTACAGTTCCGACGAGCGGGATTTGTCAAACTGCCGGAACTATGAAGAGTTCTTTGAGCATTACGGGTTTGTCGTCTCGCAGATTGCACGACTCACGAAGCCGGGCCGGATTACCGCCGTTCATTGCATGGACATTCCAAGTTCATGCAATGCCGGATGCACGCTGACAGACTTTCCCGGCGACATCATCCGCCTCCATTTGGCGAACGGTTTCAAGTTCATCGCTCGTCACTCCGTGTGGAAAGAACCTCTTGCCGTTCGTCTCCGAACGATGGCGAAGGGACTCGCTCACAAAACCATCGTGGACGACTCCAGCCTATGCGACGTGGCGAGCGCCGATTATCTGCTTTTGTTCCGCCGTGATGGTGAGAACGAAGTGCCTGTGGCTCATCCGACAGGACTTCACAGCTACGCCGGTTCGCGCCAGATGCCGCATGAGCTTCTGGCCTACAAAGGCCACACCGGAAAGCAGACTGAGAATCGTTTCTCGCATTGGATCTGGCGGCAATACGCCAGCGCCTTTTGGGACGATGTTCGGATTGAGCGCGTCCTGCCCTACAAGGAATGCAAAGACCCGGACGATGAAAAACACGTTCACCCGCTTCAACTTGACGTTATCGAGCGAGTCGTGGTCCTGCGCTCAAATCCTGGTGAAGTGGTCTTGACGCCATTTCTTGGCGTTGGGAGCGAGGCTTACGGCGCAATCATCAATGGACGCCGCGCCATCGGTATCGAGTTGAAGGAGGCTTACTACAAGCAGGCCGTCTTAAACTGCACAGCGGCAGCCGAGGGCATCGCCCGCGAGGAAATGCCGCTCTTCGGCAATCTGAACGAAAGCGAAAGCGAGGATTGAATCACTGTCACAAAAAAGCGTGACGGTAACGCGCCGTCACGCTTTATACACTGTCAGCAAAAAGTTTGACATCTAGTAACGTGGCAGGAGCTACACACCAAGTATAAAACCGCTTTTCATTTGCCCAAAACCGTAATATTACAGTAATAACTCACGGCTTACCATGTATTGTAAACTTTTCGCATCCCTCTACCAAGGCACTCTTCGAGGCCGCTCCCATGAAATTCTCGTGTTCACAAACCTTATGGCTCATGCGTCGAAAGACGGCGTTGTCGATAAGCACTTCCGAGCAATCGCGGAAGAAACAGGGCTGAATGTGGACGAGGTGAAGGCTGCCATTCTGGTGCTTGAGGCTCCAGACCCGGAAAGCCGCTCGCCCGAGGCAGAGGGCGCACGCCTGCAAAGGCTGGACGAGCATCGTGTTTGGGGCTGGCAGATTGTGAACTATGCCAAATATCGAGCTATTCGCAGCGAGGATGATCGAGCCGAGCAGAACCGTTTGGCTCAGGCAAGATGGCGCGAACGTAATAAAAGTAAGCAGCCGTCAGCCACGAGTAAGCGTGATAAGCCCAAGCAGAAGCAAGAAGCAGAAGCAGAAGCAAAGAATACCCCTATATCCCCAAAGCCTCCGGCTCCGCCGTCGTTGGTTTTGGAGGTGCAAGAATCAAAACCCAGCCTTTCACCTGAACAAATCGAAATCGGATCGTGGTTCAATCGCAGACCAACAACCCCGTGGAGTGAGAAGGAACTCAAAGTATGGTCCAAGATTCCAAAGCCCATCGACTCCGAAGATTGGCAAGCCTTGCGATGGTTTTACACACAATCCGGCTGCCAATACCTTCGCCGGGACATCCTGACGCTGCTCAACAACTGGACTGGCGAAATCGACCGCGCCAAAAACTACAACCCTGACCAGAAATGAATACCTCGACCGAAGAGCTTCTAGCCAGCCTCAACCGCGCCCTACCCTGTTCAGACGAGGCCGAAAAAGGCATTATATCCTGCCTACTCCAGCGCCCCGAACTGCTGAACGAAGCGCCATCGCCAGCGGCATTCTACCACGACGCTAACCGTGTCGTTTACGAGAAAATGCACGAACTGGCCGCGAAGGGGAAGCCGTTTGACACGATCACGGTTACGCACGCCCTACGGGAGCAGAACTTGCTCGACAAGGCCGGTGGAGCCGCTGCGCTTTCGGACTTGTTCACATTCGTTCCGATCCCGGCGCACTTTGCCCACTACCGGAAAATCGTTATGGAGAAGTTCACGCTCCGCGAAGTCATCCGGGCCTCCGCTCTGAACATCGCCCAGGCATACGAGCACGGGAAGGAGCAAGACGACGAGGACGTGACGGTTGTGCTCGACGAGGCTGCGAGGCGCATTCAGGACGCCCGCGAGGTGTCGGCTATGGAAGAGAGCGCGGAACTGCCTTGCGTCCCGATCCGCGAGCTTGTCATGCAGGTCGTGGACGATTCGCAGGCTATGTCAGAGTCGGGCCGGAAATTCGCCGGAGTCTCGACCGGCATCCAAGAGATTGATTCAATTATGGGCGGATTGGAGCCTGGATGCCTTACCGTGGTGGCCGCTGAGTCCAGCGACGGAAAATCCAGCCTATGCCGCCAGATGCTCGAAGACGTAGCGGCAGAAGGTCACCAAGCCGTCGATTACACTTATGAAATGATGCCAAAGGCCGAAGCTCGGCGCATTCTGTGTTCTCAGGGCAGGATTGACGCCAAGAGCTTGAAAATGGGCCTCTTGACCCGTGGCGAGCAGGTCGCCCTCACGTCTCACGCACAA